CCGGAACTCCGTAAGAACGACCTCGTGGTGCATGAGTACCCGCAGATCTTCTCTCGTGAGTGGGGCGCTGTGATCGCGGACGAGTCCGACCGCTCTCTCCTCCGGTTATCCGGCACGCCTACCCAAACGCGTCAAGGGATGGAGATGATCCGGTTACGGGCGGACGGGCTTCGCCTCGCCATGACCGGGACGCCGACGCGCGGACGGCCGCATCTGCTTTGGGGGACTCTCAACTGGCTAGACTCCAAAGCCCACCCGTCTTTCTGGAACTGGGTGGAGCTATTCTGGGAGCTAACCTCCAATGGTTATTCCAACTACGTCATCGGCAAGCTACTACGGGAGGAGGATTTGTGGAGGAGCCTGGATCGCTACGTCCTGCGGCGAACCAAGGCCGAAGTGGCGCCGGATCTTCCGCCCAAGACCTATGTTGGAACTCCGGCCATTCCGGGCGACGAAGACTCTCCCCATGGCGTTTGGCTTCCCATGGAAGGAGTGCAAGCCAAGGCATACCGGGATATGCTGGAGACTAGCGTTGCAGATTTGGAAGATGGCTCGCGCGTTGAGGCCATCGGCATTCTGGCGGAGCTAACCCGCCTCAAGCAGTTTGCTGGCGCCTCTGGCCGGGTGATCCTTAAGTTGGTCCGCTGCGAGGACTACTTCGAGTGCCCGGATGGACCGGAACCCCACCGCCACGAAAAGATGCAGTTCAACCCATCAATGCCTTCCAACAAGTTCGAGTACCTAGTGCAATTGCTAGACGAATTGGGATTCCCGGACGACCCCACTACTAAGGTCCTGGTGGTCTCCCAGTTTACGGAGATGCTGGAGTTGTTCGCGCGAGAATTGCCCGCTCGGCTTCAGGCGCTCTCCGCTCACTCCGGGACTCCGATCAAGCCGGAGCAGCGCCCGGTACTCCTGACCGGAGCGCAGACAGGAAGCAAGCGTGAGAACGCCATAGCGGCCATGAACGAACCGGTTGGCAGCGGAGCTCACCTGATGCTTCTCCAAACCAAGACTGGAGGCGTAGCGATCACTTTGGACCGGGCGGATGTCATGGTGTTCCTGGACGAGACCTGGATTCCAGACGATCAGGAGCAAGCCGAAGACCGCATTCACCGGGTCTCTCGCCCCCGTCCGGTATTCTACCACTACTTGCGGAGCCTAGATTCTGTGGATCTTGGGATCGCACTTACCAATGCAGAAAGAGAGAGTGTCAGCAAACGCCTCCTGGACGGTAGGCGAGGAGTAGAGTATGCGCGAGCAGTACTCAAGAGGACTCGGGAGTTGTGACGTGATCTGGATCGCGGCGCTGGTCGGGATGGTTCCTGCGCTGATCTTTGCATACCTCATGGGAGTCCGGACGGAGCGCGGACGCCACGCCCGTTGGGCCGCTATCCAGGAGGTCGTGAAGGAGGATCGTCGTCGCACGGGCGGGATTGTCTTGAGGAAACTTCGAGTGGTGCGCTAGCGCCAAAACAGTTCGGGCCAGTACAAAGTAAGAAGACCAATCCCCCTGGGAAGGAAAAGCAATGGCTAAGCAATACACCGACGAGGAAATTCTCGCGTACAACGACAAGGCAACAACCGCCGTCCAGGAGCGCTACGCGGACTGGCTGATCGAGAAGCTCGCAATCGAGTTTCCGAACACCAAGGCCGAAGGCGCATTCCGCGAGGCCGTCCGGGTGGCAACTGCGCTGCGGTCAATCTTCCAGGCCAGTCCGGAGAACCAGGAAGCGCGCGAGGAGTCCCGCGCGGAGCGCGCGGAAGAGAAGGCCGAAAAGCCCAAGGCCACAAAGGCGACGCGGGGCAAGGCGGCCAAGGCGGAGCCCGACGAGGACGAGGCTCCTCCGGCGAAGGCCAAGCCTGCCAAGCGTTCCGCCAAGGCTGCGAAGCCGGTCGCGAACGAGGACGAGGAAGACACCGCCGTAGCTCCGGCGCCCCGGAAGTCGGCGCCGCGTAAGGCCTCCGCGCGGTCAGGCGCTGCTGCTCCGTTCTAAGCCCTGCCTACATGAACGGTAAATAGCGCCATTTGGGGGAGGAGTAGTCGTGCCGGATTGCTCCTCCTCCGCTTGGGAGATATAGAGTAATGGAAGTCTGCGCTGGCCACTCGCTGCAAACCCGTGGACCAGAGGTGGCGGTTCGATTCCGCCTGTCTCCCCGAAACCCTTACCCCCAAGGGTTTGAGAGAGGGAACCGTCCATGCAACCTACGGAAATGATCAAACCTCCGCCCAAGATAAGAGCCAGCGAGCGCGTAGCCTTTCAACGGTGCCAAGCCGCTTGGTGGTGGCGTCACCGGGAAGGACTAGTTCGCAAGGCCACGCCAACGGATGCCTTGTGGTTCGGGACCGGAGTCCATCTAGCCCTAGCGCTCTGGTACTGTGGGCCCGGTAAGAAGCGGGGACCGGAGCCAGCGGAGACTTGGGACAACTACGCCAAAGAGATGGAGTTGGCGTTTGTCCGGACTGATGACGGCTTTGATGATGAGGCCGTTGCTAAGTATGTAGACGCGCGCGAGCTCGGGATCGCAATGCTGGAAGGATACCGCGCACTCTACGGGAAGGATGAGGATTGGTTGGTGGTGGCGCCGGAGAGGCAATTCAAGCTATCTATCCCTTGGCCCGCCAACGCTGTCAATTTCTGGGATGCTGCCTCCGTGGACCCCAGCTTGGTCATGGCAGAGCTAGTAGGGACCTATGACTTGGTCTTGCAGAGCGCTCGGACTCTCCGATACTGGCTAGGGGAGCACAAGACAGCTAAGGCTATCATGACCCGTCACTTGGCGATGGACAACCAAGCCGGAACCTACTGGGCCACCGCCAACAGCGAGCTCCAACGCGAAGGCTTGCTCCCGGATGGAGAGTTCCTGGCGGGGATCATCTACAACTTCCTGCGCAAGGGAATGCCGGACGACCGCCCCAAAGACGCCGAAGGCTACGGGACCAACAAGCCGCTGAAATCTCATTATGTTGCGGCGCTTGAAGGCGCGGAGTATCTGCCGGTTGGAGTCCCCAAGATCACCGGCAAGGAATCGTTGGCGACATTGGAGAAGTATGCGGATGATCTTAGGATGGTTGTTCTTGGGGAGCGCTCCAAAGTCCAGCCGAAGCCTTTGTTCGAGCGCTACGAGGTTCACCGTACCCGCCCGGAGCGCCGGAGCCAACTACTCCGCGTACAGCAAGACGCGCTCCAAATGGAACTCCTCCGGGATGGCCTCCTGACTCCTACCAAGAGCGCTACCCGGGAATGCTCCTGGTGCCAGTACTATGATATGTGCGAGCTACAGGAGCGCGGCGGAGACTGGGAGTCGCTACGAGATATGGCGTACCGCATTGAGGACCCGTACGCCGACCACCGTAAGTCTACGGACGAGTGATCTAGCCCCACCTATCCGGAGCGCGTACGCTTCACGTTACGAGAGAGGGAACGATGGAAGACTACAACGCTAAGCATGTTGCACCGCCTGCGCCCCCGGAGATTGATCCCGAGCTCGCGCAGTTGGAGGCGGGCAAGAGTCAGGCGCGTACCTTCATGGAGCGCGTGCTAGCCAATCTCGGCCGGAAGGGGAAAGGGAAGCCGTCCCTGGGTCCGGTAGGAAAGGCGAAGCACGGCTCTCAGCCTAACGAGGAGCGGTGGCGGCGCCGCGCGATAGCCCGGTACGGGACTAACCCCGATCCCAAGAAGACTCCCCATGGGCGCCTGGGGCGGGCCAAGGCCGTGAAGTCCAAGACCCGCTCGCAGATCCAATACCAACTCAAGCAGGATGCGCGCAAAGCGCTCTCGCGCATTCGGGTGACGCGCCTCATGACGGATTGCCCGGATATGAAGTATGTAGCAAGCGTTCCGGGACTCGGGAACGTCTGGCAACTGTGCCAGGCCTCTACTCCCACCATTCATGAAATCTCTGGGCTAGGTCCCAAGCGCCGGAAGGCAATCCACGACTACCTCGCGAGCAAGAACGTTCCTTGCAAGTGGGTGCCGTAATGGCCACCGTTTACGACATCCCCCGGCCGGACGACATTCTTGATGGAAGCTTGACCGTTAAGGAGGTCCAATATCTGTTAGGGCTGATAGCAGATAATCTTTCTGACGCGCAGGCCGAGATTGGGAATGTTCTTGTGGGATCTATAGATGCAAAGGATGTGAAGACCAATTTGATGCACGCGGCGATAGCACAAGCTCATTCGACTCAGGCTCAAAGTCTTACCTTGTATCTAGTCTTGTGCGGACGGTTGGAACGATAATGGCTACCGAGCGTAAGGGAATGACCACCCGGGAGTTTGAAGCCGGTCTGTTCGACCTAGACGGCTCCAGCGAGTATTGGAATATTCTGCTGTACGGCGACTCCGGTTGCGGCAAGACCGTCCTGGCTGGCTCGCTACCGGGGCGGGTACTCTACCTCGCCGGCGAGCCCGGATATATCAGCGCCGCGCGGGCAGGTGGGGGTAAGGGGACCGTCCGTTTGGTTCCGGATGCCGCTACGGCTGCGTCTGCAGTAGCTTGGTTAGAGGCGGGCGGAGCTAAGCGGTATGATTGGATCGTGCCGGATGGTATCAGTACGATGCAGAATAAGTTTCTGTTGGGATACGCAGCGGAGGCTTTCGACGCCAATCCCGCTAAGCGGGCCCACCGGAACCTTCCCGACAAGCCGGACTACTTTAATGCCCAAAACTTTATGAAGTCTTGGGCATCCCGGCTTGTGGATCTCCCTTGTAACGTTTTGTTCACCGGTCACGCTATGCGGCCGGAGGACGAGAATGGCGAGACCCTTGTCTATCCCGGAATCCAGGGCAAGGGTTATGAGGTTAGCAATTACATTTCCGGTTTGATGCACGAAGTCTGGTATATGGCGACCCGGGTTGTAGAGGTGGGCGGGGAAGCGCGGCAGGTGCGGCGCCTACTCTTCCAACACTACGTTGACCCGGTTAACGAGACCCGCTACTTCGCCAAGGATGACTCCGACACGTTGGGGCGCTTCGCAACCGTACGCGACCCCGACAACCCCGATGGTGTGATGATGCCCGAGCTTATCGCGCTGATGAACGGGGAACCGTTGCCGGGTACCAAAAAGCCACGCAAGGCGCGCGGCTAACCCTGAGGAGGGAACCAAGAGTGCCGAAGATCAATTGGGCCGGAGCGGATGAGGACGAACTCATTACCGCTGACGACATCGACAGCGCCGAGGACGGCTACCAGGCGTATACCGGAGACGTTCCGCCCGGTGGCGTGTACCGCTTCAATTGGAGGCGGGGCATGTACGCCGAGTTCAATTCCGGCAATCAGGGGCTGAACGTCCTTTGGCTCCTGGATGGCTCCTGGAAATCCGCCCATCGCAAGTTCGAGGGCTGCCCGCTTTGGGACCGCGTTGTCATGACCAAAGCCTCCGCCGCATTCGTGAAGGCGTTCGCGGCCGGGATTGGTGTCTCGGCAAGCGATCTCGTCGGCAAGGTCGTCGTGGACGAGGACGGGACGGTCACCAAGATCGGGCGTAAGACGATGAACGAAGACGTCGCCGTATACATCGCGGTCAAGCCGGGCGAATACAACAATGTGACGCGCCTGGAGGTCGCGGGGACCGGCTACCAAATCGTTGAGACCGACGACGAGCCGGACGAGCCGGACGAGGAGGAGGCGCGCCCAGCCTCCAAGCCGGCGAAGACGGCGAAGACGGCTGCCAAGAAGGCAACCGCAAAAGCAGGCAAAGGCAAGAGCAAAGCGGACGACGACGAGCCGCCGTTCTAGCCCTTTGCTGGTGAACCGGGGACGAGCGGGGGTTGGGCCTGCTCGTCCCCTTTCCCCAGGGACCTAATGAGAGTATCATCAGCAAGGTAAGAGAGGGAGCATGACGGCCAAGACTCGGAAACGGAAACCAATTGTTGAGGTTCCCCTCATCAGTATCTATCCTGGGTGCTGTAATCCGTATCCGGATGCAACGTTCGTCAACCAGAAGCTAGTCAAGCTGGTCGCTCATCATAGGGGTCCGCAATGCAAAGGATTCCTAGAGCCTATGTCGATAGAGGACTGGAATGCTAGTATTACCCTACGAAGAGATGAGCGATGAGCACGCCATCCGACACTTGGAACTCCGACACGGTAACCCTGCCGGCGCTATCCTCTCCCGCGCCTTTGAAATCCGACCGGGATACGTCCTGGCGACCCGGTACGGATGGGGAGTTCTACACCGGCGACTGCATGGCGGACGAGCCGACAACCACTCCCACGGATGAATGCGAATACGAGTTCATTTTCCGGCTAGCGGATAAGCACCCGCGCGCTATCGCTTGCACGACTCATGGTTGGACTGGGGTGATATACGATGATGGAGGGTGAGGGATTTCCGCTGCCTCCGGGCCGGACTCTCTTGGACTTTATGTGGGACGATCTCCTGGATTGCATAACGCAATTAATGGAGAGCGAAGACCTCGTCATGGATGACCCGGACCTCAACCGCCTCAAGGGGCGGGCTGAAGGGATCTCTTGGTGCATCGGAGTGCTTACGCAGAGCCCACGGCCGGTTGATATCAATGAGGTTAAGGCGGAAGCTATGGAGCGTTGGGAGGAGAGGGAACGTGAGCCTGTTAAAGCGTAAGCGCAAGCGCCCATTAGCTGTGGCGGTCTTGGGCTCCGGGCCAGCTGGCCTATTCGCCGCGCAGGCGGTGTACGATACCGGGAACATCGTCGAAATCTACGCGCGTGGCGAGCGCTCCGCGCTATACGGCGCCCAGTACCTCCATGAGCCGGTCCCGGGACTGGACTGCGGGGAGCGCCAGGTCGTGGACTATATCCTCAAGGGCACTCCCGAAGGCTACCGGCGCAAGGTATACGGGGATGGGGCCACGTTCGCGGTATCTCCTGAGGTATTGTCGCCAAGACATGCCGCTTGGAATATCCGCTCCGCTTACGGTCATGCCTGGGATCGGTTCAGTCCGCATATGGATAAGGTGGAGATCACCACCGGATGGCTCGAGCGGCTCAAACTGTTCAAGGAGGAGTTCGACCTGGTGGTCTGGAGCATTCCGCTAGCTCCATTCTGCGTTGGTGGGCATAGCTGCTGGTCGCAAGCGGTCTGGGCGCAAGGCGACGCGCCGGAGTTGGACATGTACTGTTCGGTAGCCGTGGAGCCGTGGACTGTTGTCAACAATGGGGAAGAGTCCCCGCGTTGGTACCGTGCTAGCAACGTCTTCGGTCATCGTACAGCGGAGTGGCCGGAGTTCCCCAAGCCTCCGGTTGCCGGAGCGGTGAAGGTCCACAAGCCGGTAACTAACAATTGCACTTGCTGGCCTCAGTTGGGTGGGGCGCCGGTACTCCGCGTTGGCCGGTACGGAACCTGGATCAAGGGTGAGCTATCCCACCAGGCTTACTTCCGGACCCGTAGCGCGCTGGAAGCGATGTAGCTATGCGAACTAAGCCGATTGTGGCGCTGGATATCGACGGGACGTTAGGCGATTACCATGGCCACTTCCTGCGGTTTGCCCAGGACTGGATCGGCAAGCTTATGCCGGACCCGGAGGAGATCAACCCAGGACTCCGCCTCCATAAGTTTATGGGGGTGAGTATCCGTACCTACCGGGAGTGTAAGTTGGCATATCGCCAAGGCGGGCTCAAGCGGTTCATGCCGTGCTACGATGGCGCGGCGGAATTGACAATTGCCATCCGGCGCGCCGGAGCGGAAGTCTGGATCTGCACGACCCGCCCGTATCTCCGGCTGGACTCCATTGACCCTGATACCAGGGAGTGGTTGCGGCGTAATGGGATCAAGTGGGACGCCATACTATACGGTGACGACAAGTATCGGGAATTGAAGCGCCAAGCCGGGCCGCGCGTAGCAGGCGTGCTCGAGGATCTCCCGGAGTTATGGCGGGAGGCGCATCGGTTGTTTCCGCATGCTTTCGTCCTCCTACGAGACCAGCCCTATAATCGTATTGCAGGAAAAGATCCTACTATTGTATTCGGAATCAAGGACTTGGCTTATGCTCAAGAGGTCCTACTCAACTCTGTACAACAATGGAAGAATGAGAGAGGGAGCAATGGAAAGCAAGAGCGTACTGGTACTGGGAGGCGCGTCGCCAAGTAGTATTGGCGAGGCTATCTGTTACCGCCTCGGTTGGATGGGGCATGCTGTATCTTCGCCGACAGCGGAGTACCTGGACGTGCTTGATGAGTCCGGGAATGTCCTAGAAGCCATTACCGATTGCCAACCGGAAGCCGTGGTGTACTCCGTTGGGATCAATGAGCTGGAATGGTCTTGGGCGCTCGAGCGGGATTCCTTTGACCGCATTATGGCCGTCAACGTCTGGGGATTCATCAACGTCCTGAAGGCGCTCCAAACCACCGGCAATCCGTACTCCGTCCTGGCGATTACTTCGGACGCGGCCCGTCGACCCATGCGGGCCTCCATGGCCTATTGCGCTAGCAAGGCCGCGCTAGACCAAGTAATCCGCGTTGCGTCCCGCGAGCTAGCGGCAGAGGGTTGGCGGATCAACGGGCTCGCTCCCGGTAAGGTGGAAGGGACCGCCATGACTCGGTACGTTGACGATCGGGTGCTCCAAATCAGGGGATGGACCAAGGAGCAGGCGGAGGCGTACGAGCTAGCTTCTTCGCCTATCCGTCGCAAGCTTTGGACTACCGAGGTCGCAGCGGCTGCTTGCGATATCCTCTTGTCGGACGCCATTGGGTGGACCGGCGATATCGTCACCGTGAATGGAGGTCGCTAAGATGGCAAAGACGGATATGCCGCCGCTCATTACCGAGTTGGGCATCAAGCCAGAGGATTGGGAGCAACTCGGGTCCCAGGCTCGTCGAGTTATCTTCAACCTTATCCCGAAGTTCGCCGTTAGCTTTGTTGAGGCCAGTCAGCATTACGGGCCGGACAACGCTAACGTCCTTGGTCCAGCCGGACAGTTCTCGGATATCTGGCGGAAGATTGGCCCGTTGCGGCGCGCGCTCTGGGATGGAGCGGAACTCGAGCGGGAGCAGCCGGATGAGATCTGCTTCGATCTCATCGGACATTTGCTCTTGACTATTGACATGCTACAGCAGGGGGTTGATCGTCGTGGGAAGTCCCCAGGCACTTGGTCTTGAGGACGTGTATGAGACTATCCGGGAGGACATCCGCTGGGATCATCTACGCCAGCCCGGAATCGTCCTGGTGAAAGGACGAGGTCAGGACGTTCCCGGATTGTGCCGAGCCATGATCGTAGGCGAAGCGCCCGGAGCCACGGAGAACACGCGGCGCCGACCGTTTTGCGGTCCCTCCGGACGAGTCCTGGATCAATTGATGGCGGTTGCCGGTCTGTATCCGGACGAGTACGATTGTAGCGACGAGGCTATTATTGCGACTTGCGCCGCCAATTGCTTCATCACCAACGTTGTCAAGTATCGCCCGCCCGGTAACCGGACGCCAAGGCCGGATGAGATTGCATGGGGGGCCGAAGCGCTACGGAAGGAATGGACCATGCTCGGCCGTCCGCGCCTCCTTGTAGCCGTGGGCGCTACGGCAAGAGCGGCCTTGGTTCCTAAGATGTTCGGGACCGTAGCGCCAGGCAAGGTGGTGGATCTAGGCTCTCAGGTAGGAGAGGGACCGTTCGTGTGGGTTCATTACCATCCCGGTTGGGGGCTTCGTCAAGGGGACTCCGCTCGCCGGACAATGGAGCGCCAATGGGAGGAGATGGGTGCGTGGATGACTCGGATGCTCTATACCTAGAGTTTGCACGGAAGATAGGTGTTGCCAACGGTACGTGCTCTCGCCGGAATGTAGGCGCGGTCCTGGTGGCTGGAGGCCGAGTCCGGGAAACTGGTTGGAATGGGATGGAGCGTTCCTTAGACGCGCCAACCTGCATGATCGGCGCTTGCCCCCGTGGAATGCTATCTCTAGAGGAGCAGCCACGCGGTAGCGGATACTCCAACTGCATATATCTTCACGCAGAGTACAATGCGTTGGAGAACTACCGACTATCGGCCAATATCCGTAACCAGAAGGGTTGGGCTACGGGAATCCGTGTATATACATCATCCAATCCTTGCCAAGATTGCTGCAAGTATTCCGAATGGGCAGGATCGATGCTAGTGTGGGATCCGGAGGGGTTATGAAGGTCTATATCGCCGGTCCCATTACCGGATACGAGGATGGCAACCGTGCAGCCTTTCGTAAGGCGGAGGCTGAGCTGATCCTGAAGGGTCACGTTCCCGTAAACCCTCACACCGTCAAGCCTCAGCACGACGACGATTGCTATGCCAGGAAGATTGGCAGGCACTCCGCTTTGGTGGATGGGCACCACAGCGAGCATTCTTATGCCTGCCATCTCCGGGCGGACATCATCGCTCTCCTCGACTGCGAGGCGATTACGATGTTGCCGGAGTGGACGATCTCTCGTGGCGCTACTGCCGAGTTTGCCGTAGCTAATGCTATGGGGATGGAGGTGATTGACCTATGAAGATCATACGGCACAACAGGAACCTTTTGGTCGAGCCGGGATTCCATTGGCTCCATTCCGGCAATGGAGGCTCTGCGGTCCTCAAGACCGACGTCTCCTGGCGCAACATATCCGGAATCATCATCGCCACGGAGTCTTCGGTGATGTTCGTCTACTTCAGACGGTCCCCAAGGTGAGAACGCCTAGCCTACATCACCATTCAACGTTCAGCTATATGGACGGCTTCGGGACTCCGGCCCAACACGTGGAACGCGCGGTGGAGTTGGAAATGTGGGCTCTAGCTTTCACGGAGCACGGCAATGTTAGTTCCCACGTAGGGCTGGAGAAAGCTGCATTAGCGGCGGGGATCAAACCGATCTTTGGCCTTGAGGCGTATACCCACCCGGACCCGGATTCGCAATTAAAGTTCCACCTAACCCTCTTGGCGATGGACCAGACCGGCTACTCCAACCTCAACCGCGTGGTCACGCGCTCCTGGGCGGAAGGCTTCTACTATTACCCGACCGTATCCGGGCAAATGCTAGCCGACCATCATGAGGGTTTGATCGTCCTCTCAGGATGCTCGGACTCGCTGCTGGCCTGTAGTCTCCTTGGCGGGAAGGACATCCCTGCTAGCTTCGCCGGATTTCATAGGGCCAAGCGGTTGGCCGCTAACTTTCGCGCTCTGTTCGGGGATCGGTATTATTTGGAAGTGCAAGCATTCCCGATGTTTGATCGCGCAAAGCAGATTGCGCAAGCGTATTGGAGAATAGCCGAGCAACTCCATATTCATATAGTGGTGACATTCGACGTCCATACGCTCCGGCCCGGTCAAGGCGAGATGCGGGCGCTCCTCCACGCGGCCGGACGTGGGACCAATACTATCGCCAAGCAACTCTCCTCCTGGGAGTATGATGTGCCGGACTCTCCGCCCCTCAGCGACGCCTACGCCATGAAGATGTTGCGGGAGTTGGGTTTCAGCAAGATGAAGGCAAGCTACATCATGGCACAGACCGCCATCGTAGCGGAGCGTTGCAATGTTACGCTCCCCAAGGCAAACAGATTCCGTTACAAGGGAACAGAGGCCAGCCTGACATGGTAACCATTCAAGACCTATTCCTGTGGGGAATGGACCGGGTAGTCCCGCAGTTACTGACTCCGCCGAAGGGAGTACAGATCAATCTGGGTCCGGGTAACGTCAAGAACATTCCAAATACGGTCGGGGTCGGTAGGTTGCACGAACTGAAGACGGAGATCGAGTGGGAGTTCCCGGAGCCGATCCCATTTGAAGATGGAACCGTCTCGGCCGTGCACGCCTATCACTTCATGGAGCACTTCTCCGGAGAGGATTGTCTGAAGATCCTGAGGGAGATGCAGCGAGTTCTCATCCCGGGCGGAGTTGCTTTCATCTGTACTCCGTATCCGGATACTCCGGGGTACTGGCGCGCTCTAGACCATAAGAGCGCTTGGTGCGAGGAGACTTGGAACTGGGTCTTCGAAAACCCATACTACGACGGAGGCGCTGAAGTACCATGGGAACTACGGCTACACGCTTGCTTCATCATGGGAATAGTAGAGCGCAACCGGGCGCTATTCTCTCAGCTGATCAAGAAGCATTCCTGGACCCGGTAGAGATCCTGTGGGCCTGGCTCCGAGAGGGATGGCGGTACCGCCTCCGGCAGGGGAACACCCGCCTCAAGACCCACCAGCCGGAGTACCTGGAGCAATTGCAACAAGAGACCGAGCTAGTTATATCCAAGGACTTCGCCAGCTACTTCTTGCTGGTGTCGGATATTGTCCGCTGGGCAAAGGACCACGGGATTGCGGTCGGTCCCGGTCGCGGTAGCTCTGCGGCTAGCCTTGACTGTTATCTACTTCGCATTACCGAGCCAGATCCTCTAATGTTCCCATTGACAGACTTCACCCGCTTCATAGACCCCACCCGCGTGGATCTCCCGGACATAGACGTTGACTTTGATGACGTGCGCCGCCATGAGGTCCGGGAGTACGCGGTATCGCGGTGGGGCGAGGAGAGCGTTGCCAACATCGGAACCTTTACCAAATACAAAGGCAGGAACTCCATCACGGACGTTGGGCGAGTATACGCGATCCCGCCCGGGCCGTTGGCAGTGGTCAAGGGAATGATCATCGAGCGCTCGGGCGGAGACTCTCGTGCGGACGCTAGTCTTGAGGACACCTTTGCTAGCTTCCCTCCGGCGGCGGAAGTCCTGGCGCTATACCCCAAGCTACAGATGGCGGTTGAGCTTGAGGGTAACTACCGGGGTATGAGTACCCATGCGGCCGGCTTGGTGATCTCCGATACGCCTATTGCTGACGTATGTGCGATGTACTCTCGTCTGGTTCATGGCCGACCAATTGCGGCCGTAGCAGTCGACAAGAAAGATGCTGAGTACCTGGGATTGATGAAGATTGATGTCCTGGGACTGACCACCATGGGCGAGATCGCAGAGATGTTGCAGCTGACCGGGATGACGCTGGAGGAGTTGTACGCGCTCCCGTTTGACGATGAGCTTACGTTTGCCGCGTTCCAACGGGCGGACGTCATAGGCATATTCCAGTTCGAGGGGCGCGCTACCCGCCTGGTTTGCCGGGAGGTCAAGCCGGAGGACATCTATGAACTCATTCACGTCAACGCGCTCTCTCGCCCAGGTCCGTTGTTCTCCGGAACGACTACCGAGTTCATTAACATCAAGCGCGGACTTATGGAGATCCCTCTGATCCATCCCATCCTGGATCGGATAGCGGCTCCCACGCGCGGACAGATCATCTATCAAGAGCAAGTGCTGCATTCCTTGGCGGAGTTTGGTGGATTGCCGGTCCAGCGGGTCCATGATATCCGGAAGATCATCAGCCAGAAACTGGGAGAGGCGCAGTTCAATGCCTCCTCGGAAAACTTCATAACTGGTGCAATGGAACGGAACAACGTCTCGCGCGAGGTAGCCTTCAAGGTTTGGGAGCGTGTTGTGACCTCCGCCTCCTATGCGTTCGTCTATAGCCACTCGCTCTCGTACAGCATCATCGGGTATTGGTGTCAATGGTTCAAGCAGCATTACCCTACGGAGTTCTACCAAGTCAAACTGGGGCGGACCTCGGACAATCAGCGACCCATACTAGTGAGGGATGCAGAACGGCACGGAGTCCGGGTCAAAGGGGTGACGCTAGGCAAGAGCGCTATTGGTTGGACGTCTCCGCGGAACGGCGAGCTAGTGGCGGGTTATGAGACCCTACCCGGAGTAGGGCCGGTCGTGGCCGCCAAGATATCCAAGACGGAGGCGGAGCGCGGCGGATTCACTCAGGTGGAGGAGTTGTTGACGGTCCCTGGTATTGGACCCAAGACCTTGGAGAAGATGCGGCCACTTGTGAACGTGGAGGACCCATTCGGACTCCGACGCCTTGAGGAGGATATGGGCCGCGTACGCAAATGGATCCCTACGGCCGGACTGCCTACCCCGACGCATGTCTCTGATGAGCTACTGGACGTTAGTGAAATGGAGACGGTATTTCTGGGATTTGTGTTGGAGCGGAACTACCAAGACTATGTGGAGAACAAGAGAGCGCGCTACGGGACGGAGGTCGCCGACATCATCAAGGAGATGCGGCGCCCGGACCTCAAGACGAGCGTGGTCCTACGCTGCGTAGACGATGGAGATGAAGATGTGTACGTACGGATCAACCGCTACGATTTCCCAAATCTCAAGAGCCGTATAGACGGCATAGTGGTGGGTCGGGACATGGTCCTCGTCCGAGGTCGCAAGAGCGATAAGGTGGCAGCATTCGGAATCTCTGTGCAGACGAAGTGGCTGGTTCCCATTGATCCCAACGATTAAAAGAATCTTGCCTAGTACACTAGCCCCACCGCCCGGTATCGGAGAGAATCAGTTTGCTAGTCCGATTTTGCGAGGAGGGGAGAGGGATGGTCTAGGGCGAACCGGCTCAGGAACACTGATGAAAATTACAGGAGGCGAGCCCTGGAACTCGCCTCCTGTTTGCTGGAAAACTGACGAAGATCCTTTAAGGAGAAACGGTGGCTCCGGGAGATGCGGTGGAGGAAATGAAGCGTGCCCTACAGGGAGATCCGGATCTGCTGCCCGTATTCCGGGCGGGCGAGAATCTTACCATTCAACGCGATGTCAAGGGACAGAACGTCCTGATGGTGGTGGAGGCGCGTGACCCTTGCTCCCTCGGCCCGCATATGATGCTCCTTCGCGCTACCATGAAGACGTGGGGCGTATCGTCCTATGCAGACGGACGGGTGGCCGCGCAACGAGATTCGATCGACCGCCTACTGAAGGAACGGGAGCAAGTCCTGAAACTTGCAATCAAGTACGGGGCGACGGAGATCATCGATCTTCTAACCGCGCCAAGAGAGGGAGCCGAAAGTGAGCAACTTTGACCTGCAACAGCTAGTAAAAGATGTACTGGAGAATTCGGAACTGAACGATCCGCGCGATATCGCAGCCGAGGTGTCTCGACAAACTCCATCCAAGGTTCTCCGTGAGGCTTATGAGATTGCGCTGGTGGACTACGTACGGAACGTCAGTATCAACAATACCCGATCTAACCCGATCATTCGTGGAAGGACCCCGCGAATCAAGACGGGCTCCGCCAAGCGGATTGGGATTCGCGACTGGTGGCAGCGAGCGATGCGGGATCGGGTCTATATCGACTCCAACCAGAAGATCTGGAAGCCTCTTGGGGATTGCGGCTTTGATGACCTAATGCTGGCTGCCGACAGCCGGCGTGCCAAGGCCGATGCAATCAACGCCAAGGCTGATCAATTCGAGCGACTTGCGAATCTACTCAAAGAGTATGGTGTGGATTGCGTCTCCGAGCTTCCTCGTGAGGCCATCGATGCCTAAGAAGACTCCTGGCCGGGCCAATAACGGCCCGATGCCCATACGCGCCTCGCCCGGCCAGGGCAAGACTCTCGGGAAGACCACAACCCCAACTACAACCATAGCCAATTCGCCTTCCCGGGACAAGACTCCACGTCAGGCCAGCGAGCATCCGAAGCCCATGGGCGGCTCGCCTGACGTGGACCTATTCGAACCCACTCTAGCCCTGTCCGCTGATGTTCTGGATGACCTGGAGCAAACCAGGATCGCTAACGAGAATCGGCTCCGCCAGCTTGTTCGATCTGAGGCCGACAGCGACGGAGAGGAGCGCGGCTTTGGACTGGATGACACCAATCCTGTCGTGGCCGCACTCCAGAAGATGATTGCTGGACTCTTCGAGATTGAGGGGAAAGCTGTACTCAATCTTGAGAAGGTGATGAAAGCGCACCCTCTCGGGGAGTGGCAGAGAGCGCAGCACGGAATTGGCGCTAAACAATGCGCACGCCTTATAGCCGCTATCGGGGACCCATACATCAGACCGGCATACGCGATCGAGAACGAAGACGGGACTGTTACGGAGGTCCCAGCCGCTCCGCGTACCGTGTCGCAACTTTGGGCCTATTCCGGCTATCACACACTCCCCATCGGCCAGGCGCGAGACGATACCCATATAATAGTCGCCGATGGGGGCAAACTCCCGACCAGCAGCCATCTTACCTTCGAAACCCACAAGGGCACCGCTGCTGTTCGGGGCAAGTCCGGCAACCGGAGCCAGAGTCCCTCCGATCCCCATCCACCATTCGCTTCGGTTGCCGCAAAACGTAAGAAAGGCGAACGCGCCAATTGGTCCGCTGACGCCAAGATGCGTGCATTCCTTATTGCAGAGAAAACGGTTCAGCTAGGAAAGGCGGTCGACAGCCCGTACTATGAGGCGTATGCAAAGCGCAAGGCTAACACAGAAGGTCGGACCCATGTTGCGCCTTGTGTCCGTTGCGGGCCTAGTGGGAAGCCTGCCTTGAAAGGTTCCGTATGGTCGGACGGTCACCGCCACGCCGACGCGCTCCGTATTGTTGCCAAGGAGATCCTGAAGGGCCTCTGGATAGAGGCGAAGAGGCTTCACGAGGAGGAGAAATGAATCAATGGGTTGTGGCGTTCCTAATCTTCTGGTTGGGAACCGGAGCGCTTACTGTGGCGAACAACTTCGCCAACGTCCTCAAAGAAAAGAACAAGAGGCTGCGATGAACGAACCGGCTTGGTTGACCGAGCACCGCGAATCTAAGTCCCTGTTGCAACTCCTGGCACCTCTATTCTCCGGCCACGAGGGGTTGGCGGATCAGGAGTTAGACAATCTTGTCCATGTGGCGGAGACTGCGTTCAACAACCACTCCAAGAACACCGGGGAGCACGTCTCGCCATTCGATACCGGCATCGTTCGGGTAGGAACGGATGGTCTGGAGGTCCGGTTGCTCCAGGGCATTAACTTCGCCGGCCTCAAGCAGGTTATAGCAAAGGGAGTTCGCGCCACAATTGGGAACCCTCGTCCGCAACGCTGGACTCCGCCAAGCCTTATGTCAGATCACCAGACGGTCTCCGACGAAGAGTGGCAGGAGATGTTCCGGGGTGGACTCCAAGCCGCGCTGGAGTCCCAGACGATTGTCTTTGAGGTCTGGGGCGCGTCCCGTGTCCTGACGCACCAGTTGGTTCGCAGTCGCCGCGCGGGATTCCACCAGCAGAGCCAGCGATCTACCTGGTACGGCGACCAACCTGAGGTACGGATGCCGGAGACCGTATGGCGCGCTGGCCATGTGGTTCGGGAGAGGTGGAGACAAAGCTACTTTGCTGCGTGGGATGCGTACAGGAAAGCTTGCGACGCAGGAGTGCCGTACGAGGATGCGCGGTACATCCTCCCGGAAGGAACCGTCAACTACATCCAGTGCGAGTACACCATTCGGGAGTTCATGGCGGTCTACGCCTACCGGGGGTGCTCAATGTTCCTCCGGGAAATGGTTGAGTGTATGCGGTTGATGCGCGCCGCGCTCCTGGAGCAGGCTCCCTGGATGGAGCCGTTCGTGAAGGTCTCCTGCGAGACCGGACCCGGTTGCCCAGAGTGCGGCGGTCGTGGTTCATACTTTACCGAATGGAGCGATGCAGCCTCGGCTAATCCCGAACTCGATCGAATGGTCCGTTATTACCCGGACCCACCGGATGGTACGGTCGAAATCGAATGCCAGACCTGCCACGGAACAGGCGGTCGCAAGTGCACCTTCCAGGGCTGGGAGAATGTCGAGCTCGCGTGCGACAAGCCAATGGCCAAAGAAAACAACCGGGTATTTGTTGCTTCCCCCCGGCTTCGCATCGGAGCTAAAGAACGGCCCGCCACCGACAAAGAAGTAAAGGACTGGCTGTCATGACCGTACATATCCGCGCGCTTGGTCCGGACGGGACCCAAATTGGAGAATGGCGGACCCACGAGAACGGAGAGCATGAAGTGATGCAACGGGACGAGGACGGGACCGAGCACGGCATTCATGGCGTCAGGGGATTTTCGATATCCGGCCGGAACGGAGCGGACGAGATCACTCCCAAGGACGTTGGTTCCAACGCCTCCGAGCTAGTAGCGGAGGAGATGGAGGATGCGGACTCCGAGCCGTACGCCATCGATGACGAAATGCTTAAGGAGGATGACGCCAGGGCTCGCGCCTATATGGCGGTGTGGGACCACTATGAGTGTGCTTATAACGCTACCCGCCACCGGGTCTCCATCGACAACTACTTCCACCAGTTGGTCGATCTTCTGTCCGCTATCATGGGCCGGACGATCACCCTGGGCGGGGATGACGACCCGCCGTTCTCCACGGCGCTCTGGGACGCGGGGCAGGAGCGATCGCGCCTCCTGAGTCAAATTGAGCGGGTCCAGGAAACGCTCGGGGTCCAAGCGAACTCCGTAGCCAGCCAGCAGCGCCTGATTCAAGAGTTCGTGGGCCATGCGACGCGCGGAAAGGCGGCTACGGAATTGCTTCGTGGCTTAGCCATTTGGGTCGGTGCGAAGGCAAACGGCTCGCCGGAGGAGTTAGCGGCCTCCATCAAAAGCGCTCTGAGCCGTACGCCATCCGATGGTTAGATGGTGGGCCCTCGCGGCAGCGCCGGTAGCTACCAGCGCGCTGTGGGTGGCTCATCTCCTTCCCGGTTGGGCTCTGTTGGGAGTCGTGTTGGTATGCAAAGGGATTCTCCTCCTCGCTTCCAACCAGTCGAAGACCCGGCAGAGTCCTACTCTCCGTGGGATCAAGGGTGGAGACTTTTGGTCGCCTGGGGAGCGAGCCTATTGACTGTTATATTAGGGCTGCTGCATTTGGCGCTAATTTTGGAGGTCATACGATGGTGGATCAATTCTTGACGATACCAAAAGATGAACTGGCCGCAGAGCGCGAAGCTATTCCGGCCGGGAGCCTACAAGCGGGAGACATAATCCAACTAACCGCTGAAGGAACGATGATCTGGGTGGAGCCCAGAGCGGTAATGGGGAGAAGCATTTGGGACACTACCGACGAAATGTACATTACCTACAACGAGGAAGGTGAACGTGTCCTCACGACGACCGGTGAAGAAGACATCTGGAACCAATCCCATTCCTACCAGCGAGCCGGGAGTTCCCAATATGACACCATCTCCGAACGACTCGAACTCGCAGGAGCCGTCCCGGCCGGAGGAGTCAAGCGCTCCCGAGGAATTGGTCGGCGAGCTCGAGCAGCAATTGGCCGCCTCCTTCGTCAAGCTAAGTCAACTCTTTGGCGAGGGCGTGCGCCGATTCAGCTTGATAGTAACGGGGACAACACCAGGAGCGGACCTGGTCGGAGAGCGCGAGCTCATTCTGAAGACCATAGAGCGCGCGCTGATGGGACTACACGTGACGCACGGAATTGGGCTAATTGGGGCGGCGTACAGGAGCGACCCAATCCCATCCGAAGTCACCGACACTGTCCAGGATGCTCTGGACACGCCCGAGTCCTCAGAGGAGCCTGGGGGATCTTCGGACGCGCAATCGGATCCTGGGCTCTTGGATGGTTCGCCATCTGGTCCACCGGAATCGGAATCGACCTCCCCCAGTACATCATCCTAACTGGTTTGGGTTTCTTTGCGGCAACGCTATTCCGGCCGGTTTGGCGGGAATGGATCAACGCTGAGGATCGCCGGAGCTATTGACGGTGAGGAATGCATATGTGGCGATAGAGGTGGGGGCGCTGCCCCTGCCTCCGCTATCTCCAGACGAAGAGGGGGAACCTATGTGGACTTGCATCGGCCTGGACCCAGGTGGTACTACGGGCTGGTGTGTATTGCGCATTCACGAGATTGCAATGACCTCGCCCCAGTACCGCATTTTGGAGAATATGGCTGGCTGGGCGGTCGGGCAGATTAACGGCTCCATCAATCACCAGATAGACAAATTGGTGGATTTGGTAGATGCCTGGCCGGAAGCGGAAGTGGTGTGCGAGGACTTCTTGCTACGCCAGTTGCGAGGCGGGCGGGAACTGTTGGACCCGGTGCGAATCACCGCTCCTCTGGCCTGGTGGCTCGAGCGCGGTGGGCGACGCGCTTGGGATGTGGAGGAGGGCGAAGATTGGAAGCCGCGCGAGCTCCACTTACAACAACCGGCGCTAGCGATGACTACCATTACCGATGACCGGCTGAAGGCATTCGGAGTCCTCCATCTGACAGCAGGTCAGCCTCACGCTAGGGATGCAATGCGTCACGCGCTTACGTTTGCTAGACGCCGAAAAACCGTTATGGCGATGGAATGAGGAGACATGAATGCATATTACCTGGCGGAGCTCAATGAGCTAGCTAGGGTTATCTACGAACGAAATGTCCGGTTGGGCTTCTACGAGGAAGACAAGGTGCGACCGCTTGACGGGATGCTAGCTAATGTTCACGGTGAAGTCTCCGAGGCTCTGGAGGAGTGGCGAAAGGGCAAGGACTTCGACGAGACCTACTGGAGGGTTAATGCCGAGGTCGGCGACCTGTTCAAATGGGACAAGGAGGGAATGTGGGTCAAGAACTACGACTGGGACTATAATTTCGGTAATGACGTCCCGGAGTGGCTTACGATGACCCCCGAGCGCCTACGGAATATGCCCAATATGATCCGGCATCTCAAGCCGGAGGGCATCCCTTCGGAGCTCGCCGATATCATCATTCGGGTCTTGGACATTTGCGCGTATCACAAGATTGATATCGCCCACGCTATAGCCGATAAAATGGCTTACAACGAAACCCGCCCGTACCGGCACGGAGGCAAAAGGTCATGAGTGAACTCACGCGCGAGGATCTGTCCCGGCTGGAGGCTGCGGTTGCGAATCTTGCAACCATAGCTCAGACAATCATATATGCAATGGAAGCCATCAGGCCCATTCTCGATTCCTCCTTGAAGGAGATTGCAAATGTTGGGAGTCCCCGTGAGTGATATCGAGGCTAAGGTTACCAGTCGGGAACGGATCTACAAGATCAACGAGTTGGGCCTAGCTGCCGTCGCCAGGTTTCTTGATCCGGTAAATGCTTTCGCCGTAAACGATCTAGGCGCAAACGATCGGGTTACGCTTACCGTGACTATCACTATAGCCGGCGACCCTGCGAATGATGGTTCGGCCGTGATTCATCTGGAATTACCGGCCGGGATGCTGGAGGAGTTGTGAAGGTCCAACCGAAACCAACGCTGAACCCAACCGGCGCCGTACGGTTCAAAGGGATGGATGAGGGCATCCTGCTCCGCTACGGGCGCCAGGTGGAGGGTGCCCAGCCGGCCCAGTTTACCGGCGCTTGCGCGGAATGCGACCAACCGTACTTGAAAGGCGATTGGGTAGTCCCGGACGAGCGCGGCTACTTAATCGGAGTCAATTGCTGCGGGGGTGCGAAGAACGAAACTCCGGGCGATCCAATTCCCATGGGTTCAACCTTGGATGACGCGGAGGATATTGACGGTCGCGACTGGGTACCCTTGGCGCAGGTCCTTCCTCCGGGGAGGAGTAGGGCCGATATGTGTCCCAAGTGCTTCCAAATACCAGCTAGCAATGGCATTTGCGGTTGTTAAAAGGGCGAGGGCGACGGAAGCGGTACGCTATCCGTCGCCCTATCGTCCGCCTCTCGGACGACCCTACCCTGGCAAGGAGGATGATACCCTATCATGGCCGAAAATCCTATGCCTTATTCGGTGGCCGCTCGAGACTATGTCGAAGCTGGATGGATAGCTCCGTTACCATTACCATTCAAGGAGAAAGATCCACCACCGACTGGGTTTACCGGGGAGCAGGCGGAGTATCCCTCTATTGAGCAGATTGCGCGTTGGCTAGGTCAGAAGAATGGTAAGCTACGCGGAGGCTTCAAGGGGCGCCCGGAGCAAGCCAGGGCCGGAAACCTATCATTCCTGCCCGGTAACATCGCGCTCCGCATGCCACATAACGTCATCGGCATAGACGTTGACTTGTACGACGGTAAGGCTGGCGCGGAAACTCTTGCGGCCAACGAGAAAAAGTGGGGACCGCTACCACCCACATGGATTTCCACCTCACGGTTTGATGGTAGCGGCATTCGTTACTTTCGGGTCCCGGATGGGTTGCAATGGAACGATGTCGGGCCGGGCGTTGAGACCATTAAGTGGTATCACCGCTACGCCATAGTAATGCCAAGCGTTCATAGCAAGACCGGGAAGCGTTACATATGGATCCGCCCGGACGAAGAGCGCGTGTCTGATGAGTTCCCGTCTGTTGATGAATTGCCGATGCTGCCGGAGCGGTGGGTCGCGGGGTTGTCGGGTGGGGAAGCTTGGTCTAGCTCCGGCGACGCGGGCAACATTGACTACAAATCGGCGCTGGCTTGGTTGGTAGCTAATGGTACCGGTGAGCTATGCTCGGTAATGCAGTCTACCTTCACGAAATACGAGCGTTCGGTCCGGGAGGCGGGTGAAGACGGAGGCGCGCATGATCAGGCGCGGGACGGAGCGTGGGCGCTCCTGGGTGACGCGAAGGCAGGGCATACCGGAGCCCAGGAAGCGATCCGCCAACTTGGTAGCGTCTTCGGTACGGCCGTGGAAGGTAGGCGACCGCGCTGGCCGGCTGAGTGGCGCCGAGCCGTCACCAAAGGTGTTGGTAAGGTCCGCGAGGAATTGCGCAAGCTGGGCGGCGACGGGAGCGTTACGGAGACCGACCCTTGCGATGATTTCACGGGGAGCATGACGGTTACCGATGTTGATGGTGAAGCCGTCAAGCCCAACAAGAATTACACTTTTGATGATACCGGAAACGGGCGCCGGTTGGCGGACGCGCTCCAAGGCCGAGCGGTCTGGGTCGGAGGCGACCACGGTTACTGGATGGCGTTGAACCCTGATACCCTTATGTGGGAGAAACGAGGGTCGGCGCCTATCCGCAAAACCTGGGACGAAGTCACTACGCAAATGCATAAAGATGCTACAATGAGCTCGGATGCCGATTCGGCCGGTAGCTGGGCCAAGACCTCCCGGAGCGAACCTCGTATTGTTGCTGCCATGAAGAATGCCCAACGGCATGTGGTCGTCGCGCCAGACATGTTTGACGCCAATAGCTCCGTCCTACACGTAGCAAACGGGGCAATAGAGCTAAGGCGGACCGTGGCGGAGCCGTATGTGTTCCGCGCGCGGGAGGCGTCAGACTACGCCACCTTGTGTTCTCCTGTGGTATTCAATCCGGAAGCGAAGTCTGCGATCTGGGATGCTTTTGTTGAGAGCATTCTCCCGGACGAGGACGATCGCTGCTGGGTCCAAACCTGCACCGGCTATACCATCCAGGACGGCAACCCTGAGCGCGCGTGGTTCCTGGCCATTGGCCCGACTAGCGGCGGGAAAGGTACATTCACCGGCGCCGTGGCGGCCGCGCTCGGCCCGTACGCGGGGACCTACAATTTGTCGTTGTTCCACGATAAGCGCGAGGACGCGCCCCGGCCTGACATCCTGAAGGCGCTGCCGCAGCGAATGCTGTATCGGTCGGAGGTCGCCGACCTACGGGCTCTGAGTGCGGAAACCATCAAGGACTTCACCGGTAACGATCCGCTCACCGGCCGGGCTATGAGGTCGGATGTCATGGTGGAGCGCGTACCGGCATTCACGCCCTGGCTGACTACAAATAAGGTCCCCGATGTGACCGGTGCGGATAGAGCGCTCTGGCGACGTCTCCGTTGTCTCCCGTTCTTAGAGGGGCGGACCGAGGAGCAAGAAGACCCCAACCTGAAGGCTCAGCTAGCTAAGCCAAAGGTGCTGGCAGCCGTCCTCGCTTGGGCGCTCGAGGGTTGGGGGCTCTACCTCCGAGACCGGCTTGAGAGCCCATCCGCCAACGCTAGCCTCGAGACCGCTAAGGCGCGTATGGCCATGAGTGTGGCCGGCCGGTTTGTCGAGGATTCTTGTGACGTGGATCCCGAGTTCTGGGTTACTTCGATAGACCTCTGGAATCAATTCAAGTGGTGGCTCGAGGATAACGGCACGCGGGCGGAGCGCGATCGCGCCAACCGGAACAATTTTGCACGCGGGCTAACAGAACTCGGTTACGTACAAAGACAAAGGCGTATCGGAGAGCGCGATGATGATCTCAAAGTTCGTGGTTGGTCCGGGCTCCGAATCCGGGGTGCGCGGGTCGGATAGCCGATCCGTACCCCGGCGCTCTAGGGGTGCGTTTCGGGGTGCGGCCGGGGACGGATTGCCGACGAATGCGCACCCCGGAAAAGTCGTTGGTATGAAACAGATCTCGCTATTAGGGGTGCGGGGGTGCGGATTCGAGGCTAAAGTTAGTTGTATTACTCGCGCGCTATCGATTTGCATTCGTGCCACTACGCGCGCGAGAGGCTACTATCGGCTACTAACTTTCACCGAAAACGCCGAATCCGCACCCCCCGGAGTAGAATCTGGGGAAACGATTAGCTAAGGGAGTTGAGGATTGCATGGCTAGGAACATGAGGACCGAGACTGAGTTTGGTTTGCCGATCCTACCGGCGCCGGATGGTTCGGTGATTCCTGAGGGAGCTTCCGGGCCGGCTGCGATAACTGCATTTACGGATGCAGACTCCATTAAGGCCGGGGCTGCAGGGCAGGAGTCCGGGCCGTTGTCCATTCAGCAACTCTCGCATGAGGCTCGCGAGATCTATGCACAAGGGGATGGCTTCCTCGGGTAGGCTATCGTAAATGCTGATCTATCGGGATGTCGACAAATGGCTCCGCCTTGGTACCTGATAGCTTTGCTGATACTCATGTTTGTGTTCTGGAGGCTCGGAGATGGTCGCAGAAGATGAAGCCGTTGTGGCTGTGCTGGAGGCCGCAAAGGTTGTTGGTGTGCTCGGCGACTACCTGGGCGGATATGATGCAGATTCCGTTGCTGCCGGTCGCCTTGCCGGGCGGGTAGAGACGCTGCTGTGGGCACAGGCCGAGCTCCAAGTAGAGTTAGCTCGAGTTTCGGCTGCTGATCGCTTTGCCGATACCAGAGCGCTCGAGGAGTTCCTGGTGCGGGTGCGGGATAGCTTGAGGCAGGTCCAGGACGGGACCGGAAAGCCTGCCGGGCTAGTCCGTAGCGGCGTGGAGGCAGTTAAGACGGAGATGGCTACCCTTGAGGGTGTCCCAACCACGGAGATGGGAGGCTAGGGTGGCTCAGCGGCCGCCATCCCGGCGAGGGACACCAATATGCAAAGGGCATACCGTTATTCGGCAGCCGCGCAACCTTACCGACCTGGCGCTACGGGGACAACCTATCTTGGATGAGGATGGGCGCCGTCAGTATCGGCCGTGTGAAGCGTATGCCGCTAACGGGACGGAGTATTGCCATTCTCATGGGGGCTCCGCTCCGCAAACAATCAATGCGGCTAGGCGGACGCTAGCGCTATCGGCCGAGCGCGTGGCGCAAGGAGTGGTTGATACTGCATTGGACGAACGGATTCCGGCCGTTGAGCGCCTCAAGGCTCAGGTACAGGTTTTGGACCGAGTGGGAATCCGTGCCGGGCTGGATGTCGGTCTAGAGACTCCGAAGTGGCAGAATGTCTTGAGTAAGATGTTCGGCCGGGTCGAAGAGGAGGATGAACTAGCGCCAACGGAGCCGGTACAGGAGACTCCGAAGAAAGCAAGTCGGGCGCCCGCAAGGGCAAAGCCTCGTAAGGCGGCACCGCCGTCTACGAAGCCAAAGTTTGAAGGCTGGGGATAATGACAGCAGATGCTGATTATGCCGGGATGCACGCTGAACGGATTCGCCAGGAAGCCGAGGCGGCGATGATTGAGGTTGCTAAGCGATCCGCGGCAGAGACGGCCAAGCTAGCGGATCGCGTATCCACGTTAGAAGCCCAGCAGGGTGAATTGCTGGACTCTCTAGGCTGGGCTCTTGTTGCCATCGCGGAGTTGGTAGCATTCCGCGACACCGGCGCCGTCCACCGGCAGTGCAAAGCCTGCCTGCAGATTATTCCGGTTACCATGACCGGCCAGTTCATGCCGCATTCGATACCTCTGCAGGGACCGCCCTGTGTCAACTCGGGAGGCCATGTCTAATGGCGCGGACGCAGGAGGAGCGCGACACCAACGACCTCATCGAGGCCGCTATTGAAGCGTATCGTGAGGCATACCGGAATGCGCACCCGGAAGCTACTCACGGCACAATGACGGATTGGGTCGTCATTGCTGCTGAGACTAAGCCCAATATGGACGAGCCGGAGGACGATGTTACCGCCTACAGCATTATCATGCCAGGTGGGAGCATTCCTTGGTACCGGGCGCGCGGCCTCCTGCAGGCAGGAATCCATTACCTGGGGCTACAAGAGGAGGATGATGTCTGATGATTGATCCGTTAGTGGCGGCGCTTAAGCAGCGCCGCGAGGAATTGGGTTGGGACCCCATTAAGCTAACTCGTGAGTTCAATTGGTCGTCTGCGGCTCTCATCCGCTTTGAGGCGGGCGGAGACCCAAGGCTGAGTACGGTGAGAAAGGTGGCTGAAGCACTAGGGTGTGACCTGAATCTGGTCCCGAAGAATGGCAACCCGATTCTGTCGCCGAGCTACTTGGACCTGATCGATCGGCTGGAGAAGCACTTCACCGAGCAGGGAGGCGTAACGCTGCCGCTCCAGCTAATCAAGATTCAGGAGGAGTTGGGTGAAGCTGCAGAGGCTTACGTCGGCATGACCGGATCTAACCCGCGTAAGGGCGTCACCCATACGGCTGCTGACGTTGCTATGGAGTTGGCCGATGTGGCGCTCACGGCGATATTGGCGATTAGATACGCGGGGCACGAAGTAGAGGCCGTGCTTATTGCGCAGGCGGTTAAGACCGAGCAGCGGCTTGACGAGTACGACCAGATCCCGCTGAGAGGGATATCATGAGCTTAGTTGAACATGCCATTCGTGAGCTGGAGCTCAGCGGCCAGACCGCTGAAGATCCAGCTTACTCCGCTGCTCTTGTCGCCTCAATTGCGGCCTTTGCCTCGTATGGGCACAGCGGCGGATCGGCCGGAGTTGCTATCCGGCAACTGATGCTGCTTTTGCAGCATCGCGCGCTTTCGCCGCTGACCTCGGACCCCGAAGAATGGATCGATCAAAGCGGTCCGTCGGGATACCCGCTGTGGCAGAACAAGCGCGACTCGGCGGCGATGAGTAAGGACGGAGGCAAGACCTGGTATTACGTGGATGAACGTCGTCCGGTTTCATCGTGCTGATCTGAATGGAGTACAAGTAATGCAGAAATCAAAGTGGGCGCCAGCCGGAGTTGCGGCTGTTGTCGCTGCTCTATTCGTTACAATCGTGCTGTCTACCTCTGTGGGAGCGCCAGCTGCTCCCGCGCTAGCCGCCGCGCCAGCAGAGCTCATGATTGCGCCGGGAGCGGACCCAGTCGCGTTCGGCCAGATGTGTGTGGACCGTAAGGCCAAGGGAACGGCCGGGCTCTCCAGCCGGGCCAAGAACTGGCTGACGGACTGTATCGCGATCTTCGGCGTCGGCCTCACCCCCAATCCATCCGGAAGCCCGTCGGCTAGCCCTTCGACGAGCCCGAGCTCCTCACCGTCGGCTAGCCCAAGCGCTTCGGCGTCGCCGACTCCTCCCCCACCGCCTCCGCCAGCTTCCTGCGGGGAGTTCCCGTCAATGCCAGATGCCTCCTGTACGGGAGTCCCGGCCGGAGTGGTCTTGCAAGCTTGCAATAGCGAGATCACTCAGCCCGGTACGTACGACTCGTGCCTATGGACGGACAGCGTTCAGGTCATGGCTTGCAACGTCACCATTACTCGATCCAAGGTACTGGGGCGCGTCGGAGACGGCGGGATGACCTTCCAGACTTGTGGGAGGCATGATCGTCAGCGCGCGCTTTCGCTGACTGATGTTGAGATCGACGGGTCGTCGCTCACCGATCCCACCGACATCCAAGAGGCCGCAATTGGCAAGGACGGATACACCTGTCTGCGGTGTAACGTCCACCACACTCTGCGCGGTGCGGACATGGGTGAATCGGTGACCCTCCGCGATTCCTACTTCCATGACTTCAAGGGCGTGGACGAGGCGCACATGTCGGCCGCTGGATCCAATGGCGGTGGCGATAATGTGATAGTGCACAATACGTTCGATTGCAATTCCGTGACTGGCCAGGGCGCGTGCTCCGGAGCGTTCGTCATGTACGGCGATTTCGCCCCAATCGACAACTGGCTGATCCAGAACAACTGGTTCGCCAGTCCCGGCTCGTACTGCGTCTATGCCGGTTCGCTGGACCTCAAGCCATTCCCGAATGCTACCAATGTGGTATTCTTGGCGAACTTGTGGTCCAAGAAGTACACGCCGCAGTGCGGCGAATTCGGTCCGGTGACCGGGTGGGAGCCCAATTCGGGCAATAGCTGGAACGAGAACCGTTACACTACGGGTGAACTGATCCTGGTGTAGCACCAAGATCGTCGGGGTGGGCCGAAACCTCCCAAGGTCCGGCTCGGCCCACCCCGACTTGTCAAGGAGGAAATAATGACATGGAAGTTTTGGCGGCGCTCGGTAAGTTCCTGGCGGACCGCAAAACCCGGCGAGACACCAGGCCAAATGGATATTGAGGTCCAGTTCCCGCATTGCGATCAAGCCGTCCTACATGCGCCAGCGGAGTGCAAGTATTGCGATATGCATTCCGATTGGCAGCAATTGCGGATCTATTGGGGGATTGCCTTTACCGGCCATCTCGCTGAGAAGAGACAATTGCCGTGCCCGTCGGACTTCAATCGCGGCCTTGCCGGAGCCCATATCTGGGCCGGGAACATCCCTAGACCGGACGATGATGCCATTTACTCATCCTTGGGCGACGATACAAGGTATTGGGCCGACCCGATCCGTGATCGTATAGGCGGAAGTAGCCAACCATCATGACGGATGAAGACGCGCCATTGCCGCTCCCGCGCTCTTGGGAGGTAGCCGGAACCATTGATCGGCCTCCGCTCCTCCCGCCTGATTCGCCATTGTGGGACCAAATGAAGCCGATTCCGCCCGGTACGCCTCCGCCAACGTTCCCGAAGCTGCCAAAGTCCCACAACCAGTATTGCCGGGACGACTGGGACATGTACCACGGGGACGGGCCACGCGGAATGGGCCCAAAGGGCGATGGGTGCGTTTGCGCGCTAGACCCAAGCAGGCCACGCCTCTGGGACTCTGAGCCGGAGGGAGTGACTCATATCGCAGGCGCCAACATAGTCTTGTTTGGACGCTACCTCCGTCAGAGATGCGATTGGTGCGGGATCGTCCTTCTAGAGTACGACCTTGAGCGGATCGCGGTCCCCGTTGGGCAAGACCCTATGCCCGGCCACTGGGACCCGGGTACGTTGGTGCGGGTAGATGGAAACATATCTGCAGCCATTGATAACCCGCAGATAACAGACGAAGGCATACAACTACCTCCGGACTCATGCGCCTTCAACCCATTGACTCAAGTGGGGATGTAATGGCGCATGTTGAGTTCCATAAACCATATTGGTATCGGTACCTGGTAGGGAATCCGGGACTTCGTACGGGACCCAACCGCTATCCGGGTGCATGGATAGGTTGGTACGTAGTCATAGGCCGGTATGCTTATTGCGTCAAGTGGGGGTGGGCTAGATAATGGACGCAATACTTACGTTCCGAGACGAGGATGGACGTGAGTGGTTGGCCGGAGCGCAGATCGGTCCGTTGCTGCGATTCGAGAATCCGGGTGAGCCCGCGGTTGAGACTATGGAGCCTGACCTCATGAAGGACCGCGCATTCTCGTTGATCTGTGTCACCGCTATCGACACGACATGACGAATAGCGAATGGGCGACGCGAGAGCTAGGCGGACACGGCAACGGCTGGGGGCTTTATCGCCGGGTAGACGATCAGGTTTATGACGTCAAATGCCAGCTTATCGTTACCGGAGCGCCACCTAAGGCGTGCCGCCAACGCGGCCTCAAGTACGGCCAGCTGCTCCGAGTGCGGTGTTGGTGCATGGCTCAATTGCCCGGACAGTTGCAGCGACCGGAGCGCAGGCACACGCTGCGATTCGACTTTATAGCAGATGTCCCGACGTACCCGGAAGCTGTTGCTTTGTGGAATGAGCATAAGCTACGGAGGAGCGATGGCTAAGCTACTCACGCCGCCTCCGCCCAATGAGATCTGGCCGCACATATGGGACGAAGTGGAATGGGTGCCGTACGGACTCCAAAGGGAAGTGTTGCTTGATCGGACTCGTAACAAGGTAGTGGCGGCGGGTCGCCGGGCGGGCAAGAGCCAAATGGGTGCGCACCGGCTAGTCCCGGAGGCGTTTGGAGCTTGGACCGAGTTGGACTTCTTGGAGCGCAAGGGATTGCGGCGAGAGTACTGGATTGTCGGGCCGGAGTACTCGGATGCCGAAAAGGAGTTCCGCGTCATCTACTTGGCGCTGGAGCGCTTGGGGTTTATCTTTGACCATCCAGGGACATACAACATCCCCGAGTCCGGCAATATGCAAATCAGTCTCTTTGACCGGCGCTTAATCATATCCGCCAAGAGCGCCAAGTATCCGGCGACCCTGGTTGGTGAAGGGCTTTCGGGAGTGGTGTTCTCGGAGGCGGCCAAGCTCAAGCCGTCCACTTGGATCAAGTACGTTCGCCCCACATTGGCTGACTTTGGTGGCTGGGCGCAGTTTGGGTCTACCCCGGAAGGCAAAAACTGGTTCTATGACCTTTGGATGATTGGGCAGGACCCGGAGCGTATGGATTGGAAGTCTTGGCGCGCTCCGGCTTGGGTTAATCCGTATGTGTATCCGGGCGGAGTCAACGAGGAGCTATTGAAGTGGCTCTCCGAACAGCACCGACACGGGCGCTTGGATAAGGCAAAGGTTGCGTTGGCGGAGCTAGGGCGTATGATCCGGGGCGATGATGGAGTGATTGCGCCCGCAGGGATCCACCCAGAGATCTGGGCTATGTGGTTGGACATGAGCGTAGAGATGTTCAACCAAGAGATTGCGGCTTTGTTCACGGAGTATGTCGGGCGTGTGCTGAAGGACTTTGACGAAGAGATACACGTCAATAGTGAGGAGTACCGGGCCGGCTGGGAGACTTGGGCTTGCGCGGACTACGGATTCACCAACCCATTTGTTTGGTTGATTGTCCAGACAGACCCGCGCCACGAACGGTTCCACGTACTAGATGAGGTCTATGAGGTTGGGCGGACTACGGAGGAGATGGCGGAGATCATAAAGGAGCGCGGGATGAACCCTGTGACGCTCCGTGGTTTCTACCCGGACCCAGCTGAGCCGGACCGGACCCGTAGACTAGAACAATTGCTCAAGGTGCGAAGTATGGATCCGGGCAGTCTAGTGATCAACGATCGCTTGGAATGGTTCCGACGCAAGCTGAAGGTTGGCATCCTGGGCGGAGCCGGACCGCAACTGACTGTGAATCGTCAATGCATTAACACGATCCGAGAGTTCAACGACTACCGTTACCCAATGACGGCTGAGAAGGCAAGCGAGCGCGGGCGTTCCGCCCCGGAGCATCCATTGAAGAAAGATGACCATACCCCGGAAGCGTTGGGACGTCTGTTTGGAGGGATGCTTGGTAGTCCGTACGTGTCCACCCGCCAGAACAAGGCCAAGGCTACCAGATAGGATTGACCAACCGGAGGAGGAGCACCCGTGGTATCCCCATACGCAACGGCGGTGGCGCTGGGTCGCCCTGTCCCCACCTACGTCAACGGCAAGCAGTCGGACGACATCCAGCGCATTCAGTCCTATTGGACGTACGACGATATCGTCAACAACGTGAACGAAGCGTTTGATGCTCTACTCAGGACGGAGACGGATAACAAGGGGAAGCGCTTCATTCCATTTGCGCGCGCGGTCCTGGAGGGGACCAACCGTTATCTGGGGAAAGATCTCACGGTGAGCTACGAGGTACCTCCGGAGAGTCCGGCGACCCCGGAGGTCCAAGCGGAGTTGGCTACTTGGGCGAAGGCACTCTTCGACCGCGAGCAGTTCGTAGTGAAGTTTGCAGAAGCAAAGCGAACTATGCTCAGGCGCGGTGACGCATTCTTGCAATTGAGCGCGGACACTAGCAAGCCGGAGGGGCAGCGGCTCCGGATTACTCTGCTTGACGGCGCCCAGTACTTTTCCATTCCAATGGGGACGGACTCGGAGCGGATCGCCGGCTGCTACATCATTACCCTCTTGTCCTCCCCGGACGGCCAGACTACGGTGGCGCAGCGCGAGCGTTACCAAAGAATCCTGACGGAGGCGGACCAGGCAGAGGTTCCGGGCTCAACCATCGGTGGGATCTACTACCGAATGGAGTTCTTTGAGTCTAACGGTTGGGATGATAGGTTCCCGTTGACCGCTGCGGATCTCAAGCCGGCCGACGCGCCTGATTGGGTGGTGTGGGACGAGCGCTACACTAGCCAGGCATTCGTGGGATTCATGCTACCGGCCGAGATCCAAGCCATTCCGGTCTACCACTTCAAGAACACCAACAGCGGCCCATTTGGATTTTCCATGTTGCAGGGTCTGGAGACCGTGTTCGCCGGCATCACTCAGGGGATGACTGACGAGGACATGTCGATTGCCCTATCCGGCATTGGTGTCTATTGGACGGACTCCGGAAGCCCACGCGCGGCCGACGGGAGCGAGACGGAATGGGTGATTGCTCCGGCTAGCGTCCTGGAGCTACGCCAAGGTGGCAAGTTCGGCCGCGTTGAAGGCGTAAGTTCCGTTGACCCGATGCAAGACCATGTGAATGCGCTCAAGGATGCTGCGCTGGAGAGTAGCGGAACTCCAGACATCGCAGTGGGCAAGGTAGATGTCAAGGTGGCGGAGAGCGGCGTGGCCTTGGCGATCAAGATGGCGCCGGTTATTGCCGGCAACCGGGAGCGCGAGGACGGAATGGCTGCAGTCCTCACGCAATTCCTGTGGGATCTCTTGAATGGTTGGGCTCCCGCGTTCGAGGGGCGCCAAGCCATTGAGGGAGTGTTCACAGTCAATGTAACCTTCGGCGACCCCATGCCGGTAGATCGCGCGGCCGTGATCGCGGAGATGGTGGCGCTGATTACCGCCAAGATTGTCGATGCGCAGTACGCGCAGGAGTACCTGGCGGATAAGCTTGGGTTCACGTTCCCCAAGGATCTGTTGACGCGTATGGCCGCAGCAGAAGCGGCCGTGTTGGACGCCGAGGCTTCAAGGCTAGGGCTCGAGGCCGGAGGTGCTAGTGTGGAGGAGGTCCCGACCCCATGAAGACTCTTGTAACGGATGACTTCGATGAGCGCCCACGCATTCCCGTTGACATTACATACGCCGACGGGACGACTTCGACCCTCAATGCTACTTCCATCAACATCATTACGACGGGTGGGTATGTCGCCGGCGATCCGCCACCTCCCGAGCTTTACCGCACCCAGGCCTTTGTTGACAAGCGGAAAGAGATTGAGTCGTGAGTGTTGTTGGTAATGGTTGGGAGGCTATGCCGACCGACTCCGAAGCCATTGATCTCGGTAACGGGACCAAGTACACCCGCGTAGTCTGGGGCGACAATGACGAGTGGGTAGGTATCAACGAATGGCACCTGACTCCGGCCGGAGAGCTATGCGGCGGATGGATTCCGTTTGCCGGGACGAGCTACCCGGCCGGACAACCTACTTGGGATGTCATTAGCCGTGCTCCGCTCACGCTCAGCCCTAGCCTCTTGTGTCGGTCCTGTCAGCACCACGGATTCATTCGCGAGGGGAGGTGGGTGCCCGCGTGACAAGCCCGTTCCGGCCACCAGCCCCCGGAGAATGGATCCGCGCGTACGCCCAGGTCCAAATTTCAGCGGATCAACAGATTATCTCTATGCTGTCGGATGCGGTTAGCTCTTTGCAAAGGGAGATGACTCGCATTATCTCCAAGCAGACCATGACTATGAGCGAAAAGCTCAGATACCAACAGATGGCCATGGTCCGGAAGGCATTGCTGGAGGAACAATCTAAGTTGCTCCGGAAGCTTGGGCGGGTAGTAGAGTCTCGCCGGCTGGAAGCGGCGGCGCGCGCCATCCAATTAGGGACCCAAATGGATGCGTATGTCCTGGACCGTCTGGGGCGGAGCGCGCTGGCGCGGGAGATCTCAACCAATCTGCAGTTCGGACTAGGGCGAACAACCGAAGTTGCATTGGCTCGTATGGATCTTAGTTATACCGAGCTCTCGCAGAGGATCTACAACACAGACGTTTGGTTGGGGAGCAGGATTGATAAGCGGATTAGCTCGCTCCTGGCGCAGGGCAAGACCGCCAAGGAGTTCGCGGCGGAGGCGGTAGATTGGTTCAATCCTAACACTCCGGGCGGAGTCCGCTACGCCGCCATGAGGCTAGCGCGGAGCGAGATCAATAATGCGTTCCATGCGGTAGCGGTTCAGCAAGTGCAAGACAAGCCTTGGATTCCATCTATGCAATGGCATTTGTCTTCCTCGCACCCCAAAGCTGACATTTGCGATGATTACGCGCACGAGGATAAGTTCGACAAGGGTGCAGGGATCTTCCCCAAGGCTGAGGTCCCACGGAAACCACACCCGCATTGCTATTGCTATGTGGTGCCGGTACAGATTGACGAGGATGAGTTCCTGGACCGGCTCGTCAATGGGGACTACGATAAATGGATTGGTGAACAGCGTGCGATAGCAATGCAAAAGCAGCCTGTAGTGCCAACGCCCAAGCGTGTAAGTAGACTCTGACCAACGTCGGGTATAGTATCAGGAGGAACCATGACTGACCCACTGGGCGGACAGAGCGCCGCTACCGGGACCGGACAGAGCGCCGGGACCGGTGACCAAGGGACGGGAACTACCGCGAATGCAGGGGGACAGAGCGCCCCCGGAACGACCGCTACGACCCAACCGGAAGCCGGACAGAGCGCCGTCAGCCGGGAGGAATTCGAGCGAGTCGTGGCCCAGCTGGCGGCAGCGGATAAGAAGCGGGTCGAGGCCGAACAAGCCCATGCGCAATTGCGGGATAAGGATATGCCCGCGATCCAGAAGCTTGAGCGTGACCTCGCGGAGGCTACGAAGGCTCAGGAAGTCATGCTGACTGCGAACACTCAACTTCGCGTTGAAAACGCATTCCTAACGGCCAATGAGCATGAGTGGCATTCTCCGACAGCGGCGCTCCAATTGCTGGACCGCTCGAAGATCACGGTTGACGCGGAGGGTGTGGTTGCGGGAATGAAGGAGGCGCTGAAAGCTCTTGCCACGGCGCATCCCTATTTGCTCAAGCCGAAGCCAGCCGAGGCGGGCGGAACGGGACAGCAGCAAAATGCCCCTCCGCCCGGTACCGCGCCTGCCAATGGCGGAATTGCCCCGCAACAGGGGACCAAGCCAAGCACGGCTGAACTAGCGAAGCGCTTTCCGGCGCTCCGCCAGCGCCTGTAGGAAACTCAGATGGGGCAATGGAAGCCCCCGATTAACAGGAGGGAGTGAAAGACTCCAATGTCTCGATTTGACAAGTACGACCCGGTATCGGGTGGCTTCCGGGCGCCACTTGCCGCGCTCATCGCTGTGGCGGACAAGGACAAGGTCTTCGCTGTGGCGCTCAACACGTCCGGCCAAGTCGTCCGTACCGGCATCACCACCGCCATCATGGGTGTTATTTGCCCAACCAAGGCGATGGCCGCCGGGGACATGATTGACGTCATGACGTCGGGGGAGATCGTGGAGGCGACCATGACCGTCGGCACCGCATTTACTGCGGGCGTCCCGGTTTATGGGCACGCTGACGGGACCGTGAATGGAACAGTCACGGCGTCCAGGGTTGTTGGCAACATGGTGGAGCTCGACCGCATGATCGTGCGGGTCGGCACTCCGGGTATTGCCGCGTAACGGGAGGAGGCGAGTCTAATGGCAAAGGGTTACCAGAATGCTCAGGACGTCCTCACCCGTACCCGCGACGGCCAGGATCTGAACGCCATTTGGGATGCGTTTGCCGCTATCCTCGAGACGTTCAATGCGCAGCGTCAGCCGCTCGTCGATCTGCTCTCATTCAACGTCACCGACGTTATCGAGGACGTTGTCGAGGCCGGTGGCGAGCGCTTCGAGGAAGCGACTGAGTTCGGCATCCCGAAGGCAATCCGCCCCAAGCCGGTCATCACTCAGCGGGCGTTCCCGTTCAAGTGGTACGACCTTCGCCAGGGCTACACGTTCCAGTACTTGGCCGGAGACGGTAACACTCAGGGAGCGAGCTCCCAGCAGCTGGACGCCGTACTCCAGATGGCGATGGAGGCCGACAACCGTCTCCTCTTCGAGCAGGTCATGAAGGCGCTCTTCAACAGCGCCAACCGGACCACGACAATCACCAACACCGCCTACACGGTGACGGCGCTCTACAATGCGGACTCGATGTTCATTCCGCCGTACAACGGAGTGACGTTCAACCCCGCGACCCACACGCATTATGTCGCAAGCGGCGCCGTCCTTTTGGACAGCACCGACCTCGACAACCTGGCCGCGCTTCTCACCGAGCACGGCTACGACACCGGGAATGGCTACACCACTCTCATTCTGGTCAACAAGACGGAGGCGGACGTCATCAAGACGTTCCGTCGCGGCGTGGTCAACAACAACGGTGTGACGGCGGTGTACGACTTCATTCCTGCGACCGGCACGGGATTCCTGCTGCCGATCGGATGGGAAGTGGCCGCCGGTGGTCAGCCGGGGAACCAGTTCGCCGGAATGAACGTGGTCGGTACCTATGGCCCGTACCTGATCGTGGAGCACGGCACGATCCCGTCCGGGTACATGGTGGCGGCGGCGAGCGCGGGACGGACGACTAACCTGAACGTGATCGGTATCCGCCAGCACTCGCAGTCGTCGCTACAGGGCGTGATTCTCAAGCCCGGCAACAACAACTCCTACCCGCTTATCGACTCAATGTTCGTTCGTGGCCTTGGCACCGGAGTCGGTCGGCGAGGTGCGGCGGCGGTCATGCAATTGACCGCTGGCGCTTACGCTGTCCCGGCTGCTTACGCCTGGACTGCCTGATCGGACGGCTGACCCCTGGGCTCCGGCCCAGGGCTTAGCTCCGGAGAGGATTCGAGAAATGTCGAAAGTTGTCCCGCTCGGTCAGGCTCTCGAGGACGAGGACCGGCGCTATCTGAGGGATCTCGGCGCGCACGGCACCAATATCGAGAAGCGGATCGACACCGAATACCCGCCCAATGCGGACGCACTTGCCGCATTCGAGCGCGATGAGCAGAAGCGGCTCGCCGAGATCAATGGTGGCGTCTACACCATGGAGGCTCAGAACGTTCTGCTGGCCGAGAATGAGCGGCTACGCGCGGAGCTCGAAGCGCTCCGTGGCCCGGCACCGGCGCCGGACTCGAATGACTACTCCAGCTGGAGTAAGGCGCAGCTGGAGGCGGAGATCGACCGCGTCAACGCCGAAGACCCGGACGCAAAGCTCGCCAAGGGTAACAAGGAGCCCATGGCGGCCGCGCTCGCCGCGTACTTCGCGGACTAACACCCAGACCGGAGGGTCGGGATCGCCCGACTCCCGACCCTCCATCCCGATAGGACGGTGAAATGGCTACTCCTGAAGAGATTGCGGCGCTCCGGCTGCTAATCGCGGAGCCCACCACCGACGCCTATGACGATGATGACCTGAATGCTCGGCTTACGGCCGGAGTCAACGAGTACGCCGTAGCCCAAGACATCTGGACCGAAAAGGCCGCTGCTGCGGCCGCTCTTGTGGACATTTCCGAGGGTGGCTCTACCCGGAAGATGGGCGATATCTACGAGCAAGCGCTATCAATGGCTAGCCAGATGGGCGCGCGCTCTACCATAGCGGCTTCGCCTAGCTCCGTAGGAACGCGCATCCGTAAACTGACGAGGCCATGATGTTGGCCCCCGCCGAGCTCAAGTACCAGCGGGAGAACACGCTTGCGTTCATTATGTCCAATCCGACATGGCTGACGCTGATTCCTCGCATTAAGGTTAAGGATGGTACAGGGACTCGTTTCGTGGACCAGCCTCCGCGCGGAGCGCAGCAATTGCGGTTGATTGACCAGTCTACGGCTCGCAATACCATTCCGGGGATGATACAGACTAGCGACGGTCGGGAGCGCTTGGCTGACTTCATCCTCTTGGGGACGCACGACGCCGAGATTGAGCTTTGGGACTACTGGGTCGACTCGACTGGGACTCTGGAAGTAGCTCAGATGTTCCCATGGAACCAGTACGAGGTCCGCGCGGCGGTGGTGCGTCGTGCCTAAGGGACTCGGAATTACAATGGACTTCAACTCTCATAACCTTGGGCGGAATCTGCGGACTCTCCCGGCTAAGGTGGATGGCCAGGTCCATGCGATAATGGAGTACCAGTCTACAAAGGCGCTTGGGTACATGAAGACGAATGCGCGCTGGACCGATCGGACTGGTAACGCGCGGAACGGCTTGGGGACTACGGTGGTTTGGGTCCCTAACGTATCTCATGCGATCAAGTTATTCCACCGTGTGTTCTATGGGATCTTCTTGGAGGTCCGCTGGGCGGGTAGGTACGCCATCATCCTCCCAACCATCCAGATCTATGGGCCGGATACTATGCGGCTCTTGAGTAAACTGTTCTCGCGGCTGGGGGGAGGGATGCCGTAATGGCGAGTAGGACTCTCCGGCAGGCAGTTTTCGGCCTCCTCGTGGCATCTCCGGTCTTGGCGGCGTTAGGGCTGGGCGAGCCCCAGATCTCACCCAATTTCAGCCCGGACGCGCCCGAGGGGGACCGTTTCCTGATACTTCGTTGGGGGACTACTACTCGGGGTATCGGCCCGGTCAACCGGGTAAGGCTTCAGGCGTGGATGTACAATCGGCAACCGGACTTCGGTCCAATTTCCGATGCCCTCCTGGAGATCCGACTTCGCCTGCCAACCCTAGCAGGTGCAAGAATGTCTTCAACGGAAGCTATCCTGGCGATAGACTACGAGGGAGACAGCGACGATCTGTATGACGATGGCTACCGCGCCCATACGCGGTGGTGTTCGCATACCATTACTGCGAGTGGGAGTTGAAATGACCGAGCCCGAGTACGTAACCGTGGGTGACCCTGCGCCCGCTACCGGCACGGCGGGTGAATTGCCGGTTGGTGGAGTCGGCGAAGCGCCGCCGGAGGAGGCGGCAGCAAAGCTCAGCGACACCGTGCTTTGCGTACGGTACAAGGGGACCGCCAACCAGCGTTCCCTCAGCGCGGATGACATCTCCGGGGTCGGCTCTACGGCGCCCGAATTCCTCGTCTGGACTCCGGAGTCCGAGGTGCCTTGGGAGGACTGGCTGCGGCTAGCCGGTAGCGAAGAGCGCGCGCGCCAGGTATTGAAGGATATGGCGCACGATTTCGAGCTTGTCGGTCCTGGCGCAGAAGCCGACGCGGCCGAGGAGTTCGAAGTTGGGGGCTCGGTGGAATAAAATGGACCTTCGGTGCGAGCACAAGAAGCATGCCGAATTGGCTGATGGAGTCTTCTCCATTAAGTGTCGGCAGGCTTTCTGTGGTGCTGGCCCGGGAGTGGTGGTGATCCACCGTTGGACGCTCAGTGGTGAGCGTCTATCAGATCAGCGGTTCCGGGATCCAATCCCAACGACCGCAAGACAACAGGAGGAGGGAGCACGGCTATGACCATGCCGATTCCGTTGCCGTTCGGTCTGCGGGATGTGAAGATCACCCCGTACACTGATGCGACAGCAACCGCGCTGGCGGCATCCAGCATCGATTTCCCCAACAGCCGCGTGTTCTCATTCACGGAGACGGAGGATTTCGAGGAACTGCGCGGAGATGACAGCCTTGTCGCTACGCATGGCGCCGGTCCTTCGGTTCAATGGGAACTGGAAGGCGGTGGCTATTCCCTGGAGGCCGTACGCGCCATGTACGGCGGCACCATTTCCGAGACCGGCTCGGCTCCCAACCGGGTCAAGAAGCTGCGGAAGCTGAAGACGGATCAACGGCCATACTTCAAGGTCGAGGGCCAGATCATTTCGGACTCCGGCGGCGACCTTCACGCGGTCCTTTGGCGCTGCAAGGCGACAGATGACCTCGCTGGCGAATTCTCCGATGGTCAGTTCTTCTTGACTGGAGCTTCCGGGGCGGGTCTGGGATGCTTGATCCCGGGCGGCGACATCAACGTGGTCTGGGACTTTGTCCAGAACGAGACTGCGGCCACTATCCCGTAACCGGGCCAACCTGAGAGGAGAGAGAAATGGCCGATCAGACCGCCAATATCCAGAAGCCTGGACTCACTGGCGTGGCCCCAACCTACGCGGCGGCGAACGCCACGGACTTCTTCACCGCAGCGCCCAATTCGCGGTACGAAATCCACTACAAGAATGGCGCGACCCCAACCGCCACGGGCGCGTTCACCATCACCGATCCGACGACCGTAGCTCCGCCCGGATCTGGAGCCGTCGCCGGCTTCGCGGATGCCATTGTGAAGGCAACTGGATCCATGCTCGCTAACACCGAGCTCAAATGTGTCATTAGCAACAGCGACCGATTCCGAGACGCTAACGGACGGATCAACTTCGTCCATGGCGGGACTCTTACAACGGTAGTCATGAACATTCTCGGACCGTTCCCCGCGTAAACCATCTAGCCGAAGGAGCACAAGGATGCCCGGCAAGGTTAAGAAATACACGCTAGGCCAAGCGCCCGACCTACACGACGTCACTCTCCCGTCCGGAGCTACCTGCCAAGCTAAGCGCCCCGGAGTTCAGGGCATGATCGAGGCTGGCCTATTGGACAGCTTTGATGAGCTCACCGCTCTTGTCCAGAGCGAGCATATTGAGCCCAAGACTCCGAAGGGAATGGCGGCCGCCGAAAAGGTCACGCCCGGTCAGGTCAAGAGCGCGACCGAAATCCTCATGGCGGACCCATCCAAGCTAGCGACCGCATTCCATTTGATCGACCGGATGGTTGCCGGTGTCGTTGTTCAGCCGCCGGTCTGGGTCGATTACCAGATGAAAGACGAGCCCGACGAAGAATGGACCAAGCGCCAGGAGAAAGCGCTTGAGGATGAGGCGCTCGCGGTTCGCGCGATCGACCTTGACGACAAGATGTTCTTGGTGGAATGGTCCATTGGAGGTTCCGGCGATCTGACCTCGTTTCGTAAAGGACGCCAAGAGCTTATGGCTGACTTGGCTCCAGGCCAAACGGTTCAGCTGCCGGCCTAGCGAGATAGTTGGGGTGACGGACCAGCCTATGGCGTTCTACTTCGACCGGGCGGTGTTTACGTTCGGGAGCGCGCTGGAGGCGGAATTGGAGAAAGCTGGACACTCAAGAGGAAAGTCCAAGAAGTCCGACGCCCAGATAGCTATGGCCCGCCAACAAGTAATGGCTAAATGGCTTGGAACGAAAAGGTTTGCTGATCCCGTGCCGAGGGGGTGAGAGCTAGATGCCCGACTACAGTCTTGGTACTGCTGAAGGTACCATCAAGATCGGCTATGACGGTAAGGGCATCACCCAGGCCGGGCAAGGGCTAGATACCCTTGAGAGTAAGGCACGGAATGTACAGCGTGGATTCCAGACTGTAGCGACGACTACCGGGATAGCTGCCGGCGCGATCATAGGCGGTATTGCATTAGCCGTCAACGCCGCAATTGATTTCGAAGCCCGGATCTCCGCTATTGGTGCGGTATCTAATGCTACCGCCGAGCAATTGGACCGCATTCGTAAGAAAGCACTTCAGCTAGGCGCCGATACCAAATTCTCCGCCAGCGAGGCCGCACAGGCGATGGAGGAATTGGTCAAGGCTGGCCTCTCTGTTGAAGATGTAATGAATGGCGCGGCCGACGCTACCGTGGCGTTGGCGGCTGCTGGCGAGATAGCGCTCCCGGAAGCGGCTGCGATCGCATCTAATGCGATGAATCAGTTCAATCTGACTGCAGCCGAGCTTCCGAAGATTGCAGACTTGATTGCCGGCGCCGCCAACGCCTCCGCCATTACTGTGAGCGAGTTTGGCTTCTCGTTGAGCCAGGCCGGAGCTATTGCCAATCTGGTCGGCGTTGACTTCGAGGATCTGGCTACCGCTATCGCCCTTATGGGGAACCAGGGGATCAAGGGTAGCGACGCGGGTACGGCGCTCAAGACTATGCTGGCTAACCTCCAGCCAGTAACCAAGCGCCAAATTGATACGATGCGGGAACTGGGGCTAGTTACGGCGGACGGCGCCAACCAGTTCTTTACCGCCGAAGGCAAACTAAAGTCTCTTGGCGAAGTTTCCGAAGTCCTCAAGCAGTCATTGGTTGGGTTGACTGACGCCCAGAAGACAATGGCGCTTGAGACCATTTTCGGGCAAGACGCTATCCGTGCGGCTGCTACTCTCGCGGGCGAGGGGGCGGCAGGCTTTAACGCGATGGCTACCGCCATGGGCGAGGTTACCGCTCAAGAGGTGGCGGCCAAGAGACTGGATAACGTCTCAGGCGCGCTTGAGCAACTCAAGGGAAGCGTGGAGACGGCTGCGATAGCCTTTGGTACCGCGCTCCTCCCGACGATCCGCAAGGTGACCGAATTCATCACCATGCTGGTCAACAAATTCTCCGCGCTAGACCCTAAGTGGCAGAAACTGATCGCATTCGCCGCCGTAGCTGCTGCTGCACTCCTGGGTCTAGTGGCGGTTATAGCTACGGTCGGTGCCGTCATAGCCGGCATGATTGCAGCCTTTGCGGCTATCAAGATCGGAGCCATAATTGGCGGGATTGTTCTCGCCATTATTGCAATAGCGGCTGCCGTCAAGCTTGCGTATGATCGCAGCGCGGAGTTCCGGACTCTCCTGGGGCAGCTAGGCCAGGTTGCGGTTGCAGTCTTCAAGGCAATCATGGCGGTTGTCCGCCCGATCGCGGAGTTCTTCAGAGACAAGATCATCCCGGCGATCCAGGAGATCGCGGCCAAGCTACAAAAGAATCTCGCGCCCGCATTCAAGGCTATCGGGGAGTTCATGCAGAAGCATGTCATCCCCGGAGTGGAGAAGATCCGCGCGGCACTTGAGAAGGCAATGCCGTCCATTCTCAAGGTAGCCGGCTTGATCATCGGCCCGCTGAAGTTGGCCTTTGAGGTCCTCGGCAAGGTGCTTGGATTCCTCATTCCCATCTTGTTCAAGATTATTGGGCCCATCTTCGGCGCTCTGTTCACGGTCATCGCTGCTGTCATCGGGTTCATCCCCAACCTCATAGACGGATTCGCGAAGTTCATCAATATCCTCAAGACCGTCGCCACGGTCATAGCCGTTGTTGTGATCGCGCCGTTCTGGCTGCTGTACCAGGTCGGGAAGTTTGTCTTCGAGCAATTGATGAAGGTCGTAGAGACGTTCGTCGCCGGATTCATGGCGGTATGGAACTTCCTGTGGCCGGTGACCAAGGCGGTTTGGGATCTTATCGTCGCCATCATCCAGCTAGCCTTTGCTGTCATCAGCTCTATGTTCGAAGCCTTCATGGCTGGCGTAATGGCGGTGTGGGGGCTCCTTTGGGGCTTCATCATCAAGCCAGTCGTAACCGGCTTCGGTGTAGTCATGAATGCGGTCGGCGCCGCGCTAGGATGGATCGGCGACCGGATCAGCGACTTCTGGAACTGGGTCCAAGGGATCTGGGCCAAGGTCCACGGATGGGTCGTCGTCCCAATCGTCAATGCGTTCAACGCGATCAAGGACTGGATCGCGGAGCGGATGACGATCGTTCGGAACGACATCCAGCAGAAGTGGGACGCGATTGTTGCGTTCTTCACTAACGCTCGCGACCGGATAGTCGCCATCATTAACAACTTCACCGCGATTGTGGATAGAGTCCGGGCGATCTTCCAGCAGATGAAGGATGCGGCGATCGCCAAGGCCACCGAGATGGTCGAATGGATCGCCGGCTTGCCCGGGCGGATCATCGGGGCAATTGGTAATATCGGGATGTCACTCTACAACTCTGGTCGCGCGTTGATCCAGGGATTCTGGGATGGCATGAGATCCGTTGTTGACGCTATGATTGGTTGGGTCTCGAGCAAGCTAGGTGCTATCCGTAACCTGCTGCCGTTCTCGCCCGCCAAGGAGGGTCCATTCTCCGGCCGTGGTTGGGTGCTCTACTCCGGTCGCGCGCTCATGGAGGGATTCGCCGAAGGTATCGGCCAGCGAGCCGGTATGGTACGTGCCGCAGCGGAGCGCGCGTTGGCGGGAGTGGCTGGGAGTCTCCCGACGGACTTCTCGGCTACGGTAGGTGCCGCCAAGTCCGGGGTGGGCGCGGCAGCGGGCTTCGGAGGCGCCGGAGGGTCGACTACGACCACGACGTCAACCGTCAACGAGATCAATTTGAATGTCCCGCTGGAGGACTTGCGTTCGATCCGCGACGTCCAGGATCTACTAGACTTCATTGACCGTTTGCGAAACGATAGCCGGAGAGGCCTGGAGGTGAATGCGTAATGGTCGAAATCTATGGTAACGACAACGGTGGCGGCTTATCCGGACCGAATGGCCATAGGGTCGCTGTCCATTATACCATCCAGGGCCAGAGTATTGCCGGTAACTACACTGACGTGTATTGGGCGTATGGTGTTGACTACGGTAACCCCAACTGGTGGAACAATATCACCAACCGATCCTGTAGCTTCAGCGTTGTCGTTGGCGCTAGCATAGTCGGATTGACCGGCTACGGGACCGCATTCTCGTCGGCTCCGATCATCAACACTAGCGATCCCGGCTACGGCGGACAGCTTCACTGGTTTGTGGATGGGACGTTCCGTCTTAACCACAATAGCAACGGCCAGGGCACTTTCCGCATCAATGCGCAAATGTCCTTCAATAGCAATCAGTGGACGTCGTTCATCACCAACTTTGATGTTGGCTTAGCGAATATCATCCGTCCGCCGTCGGCTCCGACTGTGCTTACGGCTACCCGGATTAGCGATACGCAGATCAACCTAGGTTGGACCAACAACTCCGGATCATTTACCGCCTATTCAAACGTGGCGGTCCTTCGGTCCACCGACGGGGGCGGGTACGCGCTCATCGCCACGTTGGGTGTGGTTACTAGCTACAACGATACGGGAGTCTCCGCCAACCATAAGTACACCTACAAGGTCCAGGCACAGAATGCGGCCGGCACGGCGGATTCCTCCGCCTCTTCAGCAGTTTGGACCACGCCCGGAACACCCACGAGCTTGACAGCAACAAAGCTTGCTGGTGGTAACATCCGGCTGGACTGGAATAATAACGTCAATTACTCCGAGTACACGGTACGGATCGAGGAATCTAACAACGGCGCCGCGTACGCGGAAATTGCAAGCGTATCAAGCGGAGTAATAACATGGGAGCACGTTTCTCCTGTTCAGGGGAATACGCACCAGTACCGGGTGCGCGCTAGGACGAGCTCCGGGACTACTCTGAACTCCAGTTACTCCAACCTATCCGCGCTCATCGTCCTCTTGAGTACCGCGAATCCGCCAACCGGACTCAGCCCCTCCGGTCCAACATTCGATGCAACCGAAGCCATTCTCCTTTCTTGGAATCATAACCCTACGGATGGCACGCCGCAGACTTCGTACCGGATCCAATATGAAGTGAATGGTGGAAGTACGATCACAATTGGTCCTACTTCCAGCGCGGTGTCGAGCTTCTCGCTTCCCGCTAGTACGGTTGCTAATGGCGCCACAATTACTTGGCGGGTCGCGACGGCCGGTCAGAATACCACCCTGTCCGCCAACTCCGCCACGGCTACGTTCTTCACCCAGAATCGTCCGACTTCGGTTGTATCCTCTCCCGGAAGCAGCGTCAATACCTCGGCTCTTACCGTTCAATGGACATACTTCCAATCCCAGGGAAGCGCTCAGGCCGCGTGGCATGCATACCTGATGCAGAAGGGTGTGCAGTCTGACTATAGCGATGCCACTTTAGTTGGCGAACTGTCCGGGACCGGCACGACTGCTCAGGCTACATTCCCCACTGCTTTGCTCGACGGTGAAACGTATCTTGTATGGGTTGATGTAACTAGTGCTTCCGGACTCCAGAGTTCGCTCGCGGGCGCCCAGCGCAAAGAGTTCACAGTTACGTTCTTGCCTCCGGCGAATGTTACTCTGGCGCTGTCTTACGAGGCAGACTATGGACGGATGATCGTAACGGTAACCGGAAGCGCTGCGGTGGGTGGTGTTACGGAGCCTATTGCTCTTGTCGATCTCCAACGTCAAATTAACGGAGGCGAATGGGTTACCTGGGCGACCGGGATGGCTCTCTCGGTTGGAACCCTGATGGCGATCTTGATGGATACGGCGCCCACAGTTCGTGGCACCAATAACTATCGAGCCGTTGTCTACTCAGCATTGCCCTCCTCTGTTCTGAGTCCGGAGGTCGCGAACGTTACTGCTGAAGAGCGTTGGGGATTCCTTAGTGCCGGTAGTAGCTTCGGGGAATTGGTACGAATGCGAGCTCGCCTATCGAGCCGTGCTGCGGTAGATCGAAACAAGAGCAGCTACCACTTCGCCAGTAGGCCCAAGCCGGTTGAGCTATCCGGGGAGGAGACCAACCTGAGGCTATCCGTCCTCGCCACGCTATACCCGCCTAGCCGGGGCGGGCAATCCTCGGAGCCGCAAGACTTGGAGGCGCTGGGGCTAACAACCGGCCCGGTATTGTGGCGGGACTATACCGGGCGTCGCATATTCGCCAGCTTGAGTGGCGTCAATGTTGACTACAATACGGATTCCGTTCTGTACCCGGCTGCATTCAATTTGACCGAGCTAGACTACGACGAGAATGTTGGATAGGAGAGGAACTAGCCATGGGATTGAACAACGCGGGACTAGATGCCCTGCTCAACGACGGTAACGAGGCCGTGTTCTATGCGGCAATTGGAAGCGGCTCGGCTTCCGGCAACGAGAACAGCGCGGCGCGCGTAGCGCTTACGCTGGGCGCTCCTGCGGCGGGCGTGATCACAGTTAGCAACGTTCCGCTGGCTTTCACCGGGACTCCGTCGGCAGCCGCGACTCACGTACTGCTATTCAGCGCTAGCACAGCTGGTACATTCTACGGCTTCGATGCGCTGGCGGGCGATCAGGCATACAATGCCGCTGGTGCCTACCAAGTCACGGCTCTTACCTTGACCGGGACATCGCCGGCCTGATAGGGGGATGTTCCATGAAGCTCTCTAATGCCGGACTCCAAGAGTCGCTGGGACCGTACGCGAATCTCGGCGGCCTAGCGTTCACTACATTCACCACGAAGAAAGACATCTCGCCGCTACCTATCCCGAAGATTCCGGCCGGACGGCTTGACATCGGGTCGATGCTTAAGATCGAGGCCGAAGGGGAATGGTCGTGTACTACGGGTTCCCCAACGATTATTCTCGGCCTCTACTTGGGTACCCATGATGGGACTCTTGCTATCCCCGCCATCGTTACCGATATCGCTCTGTCATCCGCCATGGCCTGCGGCGCAGGCGCTCTGACCGGGATGCCTTGGCGTCTGGAATGGCGCGGTAAGTGCATCAAGGTTGGATCGGCCGGACAACTAGTTGGCAATGGGGAGTTGAACTTCGGAACGTCGCTGACCGCATTCAATAACGTCCCGATCCCGATTACGCAGGCGCTGCGTACGCTGGCGATCAACACGACGGTGGAGAACGCCATCGGCGTTAGCGGTACCTGGAGCGCTAGCAACGCGGCGAACTCTCTCACCACTTACAACCTGACCGCTTCGATTCTCAACTAGTTCCCTCCGGGGAGGTCCGGGGGTGAGTTATGTCGGTGATTGCCAGCGACGACTTCAACCGGGCCAACGAGACGCCGCTAGCCTCCGGATGGCAGACGGTTTCGACGGCATTCAATCTGAGTGGCAACGCTGCTGTTCCGTCTAATGTCAATGCTGACTGCCAAGCGTATTGGAGTGCTTGGAGCGCTGGCAATGACCAGTATTCCCAGGCCAAACTTTCCACCAGCAGCACAGGCGGCGGCGGAGTTGGCGTCGGCTTAATGGTTCGGGCTGCAACATCAACTACGTGGTACCGCTTGGCCATGGACCACGCCGCTTCCAACAACATTCAGCTACAGTATGAGATCAATGGTGCCGGTTCGGTTCTGATATGGAATAGAACGGCCGCTTGGAACAATGGGGATACCGTCCGGCTGGAGGCGTTCGGTACCACCCTACGGGTGTTCATCAACGGGGTGCAGGTTGGCGCCGATACGATCGATACCAATATTGCTATTGGTCAGCCAGGATTGTTCTATTCGTCAACGGCATCGGCGCCTTCGATCGATGACTGGGAGTGTGGCGATGACGCTTTGCAATCGGCGCCCCCGCCTGCCGCCCGGATAACTCTACCGCCGCATTTGTTGAAGGAATTACTTGAAGCGGCGGCTCGTCGGTACCAGCCGTCATCCGAAGAGGCTCTTGCGCAAGGCTCCTCCGACTTCACTATGGATGTAGCTCTTGACGCCACGGGCGCCCGGGATAGCGCCGGAGTCGGAGCGCTTACGGCTGACGTGGTGGTCGCCGCTACGGGCGCACGGAACAGTGCCGGAGTGGCCAGCCTAGACGTGGCGGTCGCCGTAGCGGGTACCGGGAGCGCCCCCGCTCAAGGCGTGGCCGCGATCAGCGTAGACATCGCGCTTGCCTCTACCGGAGTTCAGCCGCCTAACCAAGGCGTGGCTGCATTTACCGTTGACGTAGCGCTCGCCGCTACCGGAGCGCGGGCCAGCCAAGGCGTCGCGGCCTTTGGAGTGGTTGTCGCCCTAGCCGGGACGGGCGCCCGGAATAGCTCTGGTATTGGAGACCTTGGCGTCGTAGTAACGCTGGCGGGGACCGGTGCTAGGGCGAGCCAAGGTGTTGCGGCTCTTAGCGCCGTCATAACGCTAGCGGGTACCGGCGCCAGGAATAGTCTCGGCGTTGTCGCAATCGGTGTCGATATCGCTCTTGCCGCTACCGGCGCCAGGAATAGTCTCGGGGTTTCGGCTTTCGGTATTGTTATTGCCCTGGAGAGTGTTGGATCCTCCGGAGGCGGTACCGGGGTTGCCAACTTTGGTGTTGTTGTCGCGGTTGCCGGGGGCGGAGCACGGAATAGCTCCGGGGTTGCAGACCTGGGTGCTGTTGTAACCTTGGCGGGCGTCGGGAATGCGCCGAGGCAAGGCGTGGCGGCATTCGGTGTTGTTGTAGCTCTTGTCGGGACCGGCGCTCGGAATAGCTTGGGTGCGGCTGCATTCGGAGTTAACATAGCGCTAGCCGCCAGCGGCTTGAGGAACTCTCTTGGCGTATCGCTATGGGATGTACAGATCTCGATAGATTCAATTGGGGTGGATCCGGCTGGCGTGACGCCTGTGGCCCGCTTGCTTCGGCTATCATCCGACTATCGCGTAGGATTGAAGGCAAGCTACCGCGTAGGGTTGGACGCCGAGCCCGGTGCTGAATTGGACGCTGAACATCGTGTAGGACTGGAGACCGAGTACGAGGTGGGCCTTACATGGAACAACTAACCATTAAGCGTGGCGACAAGCACGATGTCAGGCTTAACATCGGCAATCCTCCCATGGACTTGGCGGGCGGGGTTGCTAAGGTTCACGTCCGGCCGTCAATTGTTGGCGCGGCGGAGGTCTTTGACGCAACCCTAGATGGTAATGTGGTGACTTGGACCCTGGATGGGACGTTGGATCCCGGTAAGTACATTCTGGAGGTCCAGATTACGGTAGGCGGAAACTGGGTTGTGACGGCGCCAAGTGACGGGATGATGATCCTCGTTGTCTTGCAAGATATTGCATAGGCGGTGACGAATGGCCGCTCCTACTGTTGTTGAGGTCCTGACTGACGAGGGTGCCAATACCGTCGCCTCGGTGACTACTGCAGCGGGCACTGCCGTTGACGACATCATAGTCGTATTTGCCACCGACAACTACTATGCCGGCTATAACAATCCATCTCAGCCGTCGGGAGTTACTACCTGGGCTCACATTGTTCTTGTCGACCAGAATACTCACGTTCCTCCTCACCTAATCAAACATAATGCTTGGTGGGGGAAAGTAACTGCCAGCGGCGCAAAGACTATCAACGTTAGTCCTAGCTCCGATGAGGAAGTATACCTATCCGCCTATGTGCTTAGGGGTGCTGACCCAACTAGTCCTGTAGATGTGTTTGCGACGGCAGAGGACTCCTCACTCGGTAGTACGATCGCCATTCCGATTGTGACGACAACTGACCCCAACACCCGTGTAATCAACTCCACTTATAATGGTACCTATGGCGGCACTCCCGCAAACTTCTCTTCTGTTGATTCTCCTTGGACCGAAGAGGGCGAAGTCGGTAATGCGTTCGGACGTGCGGCAGTGGCTTCATATGCCAAGGTTGCAACCGGAGCAACGAGCGCCGCCAACTGGAACCTTTCAAGCAGTAGCTCCGGTCCGTCCATTACGGTGGCGATTAGGTCAGCTACCGCATCTCAGGGAGTCGCTGCCTTCTCAGTCGAGATCGCTGTGGCTGGTACCGGAGATGCTCCCGGTGCAGCGAATGGTGTTGGCGCCCTCGGCGTAGCGGTAACCGTTGCCGGAACGGGCGCTAGGCCCAGCCAGGGCGTTGGCGACATTAGCGTTCCAATTGAAGTCGCGGGATCGGGTTTGGTTTCAACGGCTGGCATTGGCGCGATCGCGGTAGAAATTGCCCTGGACGGGACCGGAGACGCGCCCAGCTTGACGGCGGTTGGCGTCGCGGCATTTACCGCCGATATAGCTCTCTTTGCATACGGGGCAGGAATATCCCGGATCACTCCGGTGCGGATATTGACGGCACACGAGATCCTGACCGGGAACCGAAACACCAAATTCTATCTGGACGTCTTGGATTCCGCCAATGCTCCGTTAGCCCGCTTAGATGGTGTGACGGACGGTAAGCTGGACTGGATTGCTAATGTCGTCATCAAAGGCGCGGGTAGCTTGACGGTGATTGACGTTGACCAGGATGTCGATTGGCTGAACGCGCGCCTCCGCCCGGTTATGGTAATTGAAGGTTTGCCCATACAGCCTTTGGGAGTCTTCATGGTGTCCGAGGCTCCGGAGAACTGGGGCGGCGGGCGGAGTTGGTCTATCAAGCTTCTCGACAATACCACTATCTTGGATCAAGACACAGTTGCTGAGACTTATGCGTTGAATGCCGGCACGGTTGTTACTACGACGATCCGTCAGTTGATTGAGAGTGCGGGGATCACTAACCATTCCGTCACTTCATCTACTGCTACGGTTGCTGCGCCGTTAGTGTGGAGCGCCGGGACTAGCAAGCTTAGGATCGTTAACGACCTCTTGGCGCTAATTGGATACTTCAGCTTGTTCTCTAACTTCGATGGGCAGTACGTAGCCAGGCCTTATGTCCTCCCGGCCAAGCGGCCGTTGACCTATGAGTTTGTTGATGGGCCGGAATCAATCTACGAACCAAGGTTCAACCGGGATAACGATATCTGGAGTATCCCCAATCGGGTAACTATCGTGGGGGTTGGGGACGGGACGACCGCCGCGCTGACCTCTACCATAGACAACAACGACGCCACTTCTCCGTACTCCATCGCCAGCCGGGGGCGGGTAATTGGGCACACGGAGACTGGAGTGGAAGCGGCGTCCCAAACTGTTTTGAACGAATACGCAAAAAAGAGATTGGTCGAACTGACTAGCCCGACTTCAAGCGTAGAGATCGCCCATATGCCAGTTCCTGGCCTGGCGGTTAATCAGGCAGCCAGGTTCCGACGCACAATAGCCGGGATTGATGCCCGTCATGTGGTATCGAAGACTAGTATTACGTTGGACGGTAAAGCCCTGGCTACTAGTACGCTCCGCGAGGTGGTGGACCTGTGAACCGTAACCTACCATTGCTGGTTCCAAAGGCGACCCCCGATCCAGATGCTGCTTGTTGGGCTACGGTAACACAGGCCTCCCCCTTACGAATCCGGATTGATGGTGAGAGCGCTGCGTTACCATTCACGCCGGGATCTTTGGTGGCCAATTTAGCGGTCAACGATCGTGTCTGGATCGCCCTTGCGACCAATGCAGATCCTTCGGTTAAGTCACGACGAGTCGTCATTATTGGCCGCTCAGGCGGGAATCAACTCCCCAGAAATGGTATTACGCTCCGAAGGAATACTACTCAGTCCATTCCTACGGCCGGAAGCTCGGTTGCGATCGATTGGAATGTTGCAGACTTCGAGACGCCCGAGATGTGGACGTCCGGTTCCACAGTTACCATTCCCCTCCCCGGAATGTGGGCGTTTACGTTTCAAGTCGAGTGGGCGTCTGCTGTTGGAAGCGGCCGTGCTTTTCTGTCGGTCGAGATTAATGCAGCACCGTACCGCCTACCTTACAACGGACAGAGCGAAACGTTTGTAACTATGGGATTCATTCAGCCGCTCCAGGCTGGCGAGACGTTTGTGTGTAAGGTGCTCCAGTCTTCCGGAGCGTCAATCAACGTCACTACCGCTAGGCTTCACGCTTACCGAATTGGGATCTAGTAGACTTCGGACAAGTCGGGAGAGGAGAGAACATGACGGCAAAGAAAGCGCCGGCAAAGAAAGCGCCGGAGCCCGAAGAAGTAGTGCAAGGGAGCGGAACTCGGCAAGGACAGTGCCAAGGCGGGCCGTTGAACGGTAAGCCTGGTATGTCGCGCTTCCCCAAGGGATTCCTGCTTGTAGACAAACAGGCCGACGCGGCTTGGGTCTACGACTGGAATGGCGTGGCATTCATTTGCCGCGACGACGAGCCGCGCGAACTGGAGACCGAGGGCCGCGTGGAAGCGGCCGAGAGCTCGGACTGGGACGTCGTAGCATTCACCGAGGGAGGCGTGCTGTGAGTAGTATCGCCTACCAGCCAATGCGGGACTTCGCGACGGAGTGGGACAACGGCTACCCGAGCGCAGTCTTCTCGGGAATTGTCGCGCTCTCCGGAGGCTATCACGCCTCCATTGAGGATAGCGTTTGGGGAAGCTACTCGGTGGTGCGCGTAGACGACAAGGCTCCGCCCGGTACCTGGCCGCGTAATCTATCCGCCGCCATTGACATGTCCAAGAACACTTCGGACATGGTCAAGGAGTTCTGGCGGGTATGGCGGGTATTTAGTAACCCGGCTGACCCGCGTCGGGCATTCTTCAACGCCTATGACGGCTGGGACGGTTCCGGCGACGCGGTTCGCTTGGACTTCGTTACCGGCGGCCAGTCCTGGGCGAATAGTACCCACAAGTGGCATGGCCATCTCGAATGGCGTCGTCGGCACGTTACCAATCCGATCTCGTATGTGGCAGCACGATCTATGCTGCTGACAGACGAGGGCATTCCCGCGTACCTGGCCCGGATTGGCGCGGCTCCCGCGCCTACGCCGACCGGTAATGTGCCGGGAACCAGAACGCTCCGTGTGATTGACGGAGCAGGTATGCTGCACGGCGAAGACGTTCTCTTCGTGCAGAAGTACATCGGATGGCGCTGCGGAACTCCGGACGGCTGGTACGGAAATGGTACCGCTAACGGCGTCCGTTGGTACCAGGGAATGCGCGGAATCCAAGTGGACGGCGAAGTTGGTCCCGTGACCTGGACCCATCTTCTCCAGCGCGCGGTAACCTACTAGAAAGCGCAGCCGCAGTTCGAGGGGGCGGTGGGTACCGGGGCTCGCCGTCCTCTCTTTGCAATTGTGAGGTGATATATGGCGACGACGAGAGGGAATCCCGTGCCGGTTGATGATGATGGTGGAAGCAGACCTGTACCGGATCCCACCCTTCTGACTACCGCACAATTAGTGCGAGCGACCCGAGCCGAGCGGGACTATGTTGACGGCAGGATTGCTGTCCTTATGGAACGGTTGCGAGGAATTGATACCGCAACCGTTTTGCTTAATGAGACGGTAAACCGCGTCCCGACCGAGACGCAGACCGCGGTCGGGCGGCTGCAGGACCTGACTGACGAGAAGTTCCGTTCGGTGGGCCTGCAGTTTCAGGAACGGGACACCCGCAGCGAACGCGAGTCACGGGACAACAAGGTTGCGGTCGATGCGGCGTTCGCGGCCCAAAAAGAGGCGGCGTCGGAGCAGAACAAGTCTAACACTTTAGCCATCACCAAGTCGGAGTTAGCTACTCAAGAGACCATCAATAAACTGGCTGAGTTGTTCAAGACAACTACCGATGCACTTTCCGATAAGTTAGACGATATGAAGGATCGGCTCGGACGTTTGGAGGCAACCGTCAGCAATATACAGACTGCTCGTGCAACCGGCCAACAATCGCAATCGAGCCTGTATATCGTTATGGGACTTTTGCTGACTCTTGGCGGAATCATCGTGGCGATTATACTAAGTCAAGGGTGAAGGGAGGGCGATGAACCGTCGCGCAGCAATCATTACCGGAGCATTCCTGACGGTTACAGCTGGAGCCGTAGGTATGGAGGTATGGTTCGCCGTTGACAGCGATCCGGATACGCTGCCATGGACGGCTCTGATTGCTGACTACGTTCCCGCCCCTATTGCATTTATTGCCATAGCCATATTGGTTGCATGGCTTCCCGGCCATTTCGTGGAAGCCTACAAGGTCCGAAAGAAGGATGGCATGTTCTTCGATAATCCGAACATTCGCAGAATCCTCTACCTGGTGACTATTGTCCTAGCGGGCGTAGTCATCATCTTGAAGTATCTTCCGACTCCGTGGGCTATGACTGCGCGTGATGCAGTCAACGAGCTAATGGCATACCTCGCCGGTTTGGCGGGTCTAGTTGCTGCCGGCAATGTTACTAATCCGGCCACGACGAGCATAACAACGGTGACGCCCATTCCGTCTCCGTCCGTCGTCACTACTACGGAGACCACCGAAAAGCCTCCTTCAGATCTATCGCCCTAGCGCCAGATTTCCCCCGCGAGGTACCGTTCCTATTTGATAGGTCTCGGCGAGGTCGAACGGTGGAGTTTGGGTTCCCTCTCCTCCCCGTTCCCCCGAGCCTCGGTGGTCCTCTCCTGTGGCCTCGCAACCCAGCCAGGAGGGGACCACCGCTTTACTTACGCGCTCCAGTGGAGTAGCGTTCGTGCTGTGGGGCGAGCGAGCGCCCCGGACGAGAGGGATCCCAGTGACGACCACGATTGACCTCAACAAGATGATGGCTAAGATCCAGGCACTCCTAGCCAAGGCGGACGGCACCGAGTTCCCGGAGGAGGCTACTACCTACCGGGCCAAGGCCGAGCAGTTCATGCGGGACTACCGGATCGAGGAAGAGCACCTGATCGCCTCCGACCAGGTAGAGATAGCGCCGGAGGTCCACGAGCTCTGGTTGGGCCCGCTGAAGGACGCTACCCGCGCCACCACCCGTGAGAATTCAGGCAACAGTTACTACCAGGAGTGGTACGCGCTAGCGTCCGGCGCCGCAAGGCACTCTGGGGTCATGATCCACTACCGTTGGAAGCGCAATCCCGACACCGGCGAGTACGGGATCTGGGCGGTCATGGTTGGCTACTCCGGCGACCTTCGGCTAGCGGAGTTGGTCTATACCAACGCCCGTATCGTCTTCGGAGAGCGGCTGGAGCCAAAGGTGGATCCTAGCCTCAGCGACCGCGAGAACGTGTATCGGCTACGGAGCGCTGGAATCACGCGCGACCGGGTAGCGGAGATGCTTTGGGGAGCGGCGCCCGGTACGCGCGCGGCTCAGGTAGGCGCGTGGTACAAGGAGGAGTGCGCCAAGCGCGGGGAGACTCCAGCGCTGGATGGTCGCGGGATCTCTGCTGCGCTCTACCGGGACGAGTTCGCGCGGTCGTTCGTGGATGAGCTAGACCGACGCCTCCGCGCGGCGCGCGATGCGGCGGATTCCGTTGGCGGCGCGCTAGTCCTCCACGGACGCGCGGAGCGGATTCAGGAAGCGTTCTGGACCGAGTTCCCGAGCCTCCGCCCGCAAGCCGCTACGGACTTGGCGGAGCGCGAGACCTCCCCGGCTAAGCGCGGACGCGCCCCCAAGCCGTACTGGGAAACGGCAGCCTATCGCAAGGAGCAAGAGCGCCGTTACTCCGACGTAGGCCAAGCCGCGCGGAGCGCCGGTCGCGCTGCGGCTGCAGACGTTCCTCTAGACCGGACCTCCCCGGCCAAGCGGGTTAGTCGCCCCGTCGCGGGAGAGATCGGGTAGAGCGCGCGGCTCGCGGACGCCAAAGGGCTTCGCGAGTCGTTGTGGGGAAAAGGAGGGGCGAGCCTAACCGGGCTCGCTCCTCCGATTTTGCGTACGCGGATTTTTGGCGTACGCTACGGGTAGAGCGCCGGAGCGAGCCGACGCCAAGAGAGAGGGAACGCCATGAGAACCATGAGTTGGGATTGGAAAGAGCAGCCGGACTTCGACGAGCTATCTCGCCTCGTGACGGAGGTAGCCGGCAAGCCGATCAAGATCCGCAAGATCGAGACGGGAACGGATCTCTACGTCATCGCGATCTCCTCCGGGAGTGCGGCGCTGGAGCTCGGTGACGTCGTAGCCGTCCTTACCCACAACGGCGAGGTCGGCTACTTCGGAGAGGTCACGAGCCTCCCCGTACCCGGTAGTGACGCCGCTCTATTTGACCGGGGCAAGGTCGGCGTGTGGAACCCTGAGACCGATGAAGTTCACTACGTCGCGTCGGCCGACGGCGAGGGTATCCGGGAGGCTACGGAGGCAGAGAGCGACGCCTATATTGAGCGTTGGCTTGACTCTGACCCGGAGCCACGGCCGTAGGGTAAAGGATCTAGCGAGGGGCGCCCGCGGGCGCCCCTTTTTTGCATCCGGTTACTCTACGTAGAATCTGTGCCGTGCAGGCCTCTAGGAGCCACGTACGTGGTTTGCGGTTTCGGACGTATCCGGTTATGCAGACCTCCTCGAGTTTGACCATGAGCTGAAAAAGTCGTTGCTACGCAAGCGAAGGATCTAGTGCAAAAGAATCTTGGCCGCCACCTTTGCGGGAGCCACGGCATGGCGTACGCTTAGCCCGTATGGCGGGAGCGAGCCCGCCGAGAGAGAGGGAATCCCGTGAATCTGAACGAGCTCATCGAGCGCCACGACGAGAAGTGCGAGCTCAACCGGGTGGACTGGCCGCAGTTCAAGGAGTGGACCGACCCAATCACCGGGAAGACTCACCCAGCCGGACCGTACCCGTGCCACTGCTTCGGCCGAGCGACCGGAATCCGCAAGGCCGAACGCGAGAATGCTCGCGTGGAGCGTGCTGCGAACGCTTGCCTGGAATGTTACGTAACGTTCCGGACTCCAGAGAACCTCATGCGCCACCTGCGCGTAGCCCATTAGCCATCCCATCCAGCAGCGAGTACCGTAACGACCAGAGGGGCGAGCGAGCGCTCCCGCGAGAGAGGGAATTGATATGTACGGATCAGTCGTGAATCGGATCGTGGAGTCTGGCCGCTACCCCGAGATCGTTGTGGGCATGGGCGCTACCATCACCTACTGGAGCGACCGCTCCTCCGCTACCGTGGTAGCGGTCCGGTACGCCAAGGACGGCAAGAGCGTCAGGGAGATCGACACACGGGGCGACCACGTTGGCCCCAACAAGGTAACCTGGCCGGGTCAGGACTACGACATTACTCCGGCTAGTACGGAGGTCTGCGATGACCGGTACATCCTTGATGATTGCGGCCACTCCGCCGATCACGCGAGCCACATCCCGGTACAGACCTGGCGGATGGACCAGCGCGGGAGACTCCGCAAGACCTTCATCAGCGAGAACGGGCGCCGCGTAATGTGCGCTCCGAACAACGGTCCCGAGATCGTCCTGGGTAGCCGTGACTACTATCAAGACCCGTCATTCTAAAGAGAGAGGTAACTCCAATGCAATGCTCGCGCTGCTCGGGGACCGGACAAGAGCCGGGTGGCCCTACATCAGAACGTATCACCGAGACATTCCGTGGCGTTAACTGCAAGCGCCACGCCTACGCCTACCGGGACCAAATGAAAGCCGAAGGCTGGCGCGAGGCTTCATTCTCCGGAGTTAGCGGCGTGGGCGGGTACAAGTCCTGCTCTATCACGTTGGTCCGGTCTACCGTGGCGAGTACGCCAACCGGGTGATATCCCGGAACCCAAGCCATTAACGTTGCAACCCCAGTAGGATCAAGACAGAAGCGCCGACGGCGCCAAGAGAGGGAACCAAAATGACTACCACAGCGAGCAAGGCTGGCCTCCGGGCCAAGGCTGAGGCTACCCGGACCAAAGCGGCCCAGCGGACTCCGCTGCCTCCGAAGCCGGGAACACCGGAGCACCGGGACGAGCAAATTGCAGCCGGGCAGGAGCGCAAGCGCGTACGGCGCGCGGCCGAGGACGCCAAGACCGCCAACGAGCCCGCCCGTCGAGCGACGCGGGACGCCAAGAAAGACGCAGCGACGGAGGCGCGGCGCGCCAAGGCGACCAAGCCTGCCAAAGCGCCCAAGCCGGATAAGGCGACCATCTACGCGGGAGAGATGACCAAGCTAGGATGGCACCCCGAGGTCACCCGGCTGGACGGACTCCACGAGCTCATTGCTACGCGCGGGAATGAAGCGCTCTACCTGGCCTGGATGAACGAGGCCCACGTTCCCGGTACCTCTACCTACACCATTGCGGACCGTACCGTTAAGGTCCGCAATCCCGCTGAGGCTATGCGGGTCGCGGCTCTTAAGCCGACCGAGGCGAAAGCCGTTCAGGAGAAAGTCTCCAGCAACGTGTCGTTCCGTAAGCGCCCCACCGGGCCAACGATCCGGCGCATTCCCTTTGACGTAGAGACGGCCACGGAGGAGGAGTTGCGCGCCGCGCTGGAGGCTCACGAAATCCGCTGGCACAACCAGTACCGGGTGAACTCCGAAGAAGCCATCGTGGGAAGCGCCAAGAGCATCCACGTTTCGCGCCACAAGGCGGGTCACCGGATCGTGTCGTTCGTAGACCCTCAGTTCGGGTACCGCGCGCTCCGGCTGGAGCACCTGGAGAATGTTGGCGCCAAGGTTAACCTGGCACATATCCGCCAGGAAATCCTGAAGTCACTCTCTCGCCCGGAGCGTAAGGCTAAGGCGGCGTGAGATCCGCAAACGGGGCGCTCCAACCGGGGCGCCCCTTTCGGCCGGGGAGGGAACCAAAATGAGCATGGGTAGGGAAATGGTTAAGCGGCCGCCAAAGTGGCCATTAGATACTCTGGAGGCGTGCATCCGGGACTTCTTGTGGCGCCGCGCTCCGGGCGGAGGTCTTGACGTCTTGGCGGATGACATTCCCGGAATGTGCTTGGCTGCTACCAATTTCTATGAAGCTGTTTGGCTCGCTTGCGCATCTAAGCGTATAAATGGAAAGATGCATCCCCACCAGACCAAGGTTAAGGCGGACGCGCGGCGCGAGTTTGGCTACCGGATCATAGAGCGCGGAAACCATATTCAGATTCTGGCTTTCGCCGGGACCCTAACCTTCGATCAGTTCCATGATGACCTCTGGGAGATTCGGCCGGAGGGGATCGGTCCGCTGACGGTCTATGACGTTGCAACGCGCGTGGGCGCGTACTTCCGTATAGAGCCAAAAGACATCTTCCTGCATACCGGTGCAAGGTTAGGATGGAACGCGCTTACGGGCGGAATGGCACGTGCTTACGGGGTGACTGCTCGCGTTCCCCCGGAGCGCTGGCCCGCGCCACTCCGCCAGCTAAGCGCGGACATGGCAGAAGACTTCTTGTGCGCCTACCGGGTACAGCTGGCCGGCCTAGCCATCCCGAACGCAGTGGAGTAGAGTCAGGGTTGTGGGGCGAGCGAGCGCTCCGGAGGAGAGAGGGACCGAGATGATTAAGTGTGGACACTGCCGGAGTAGCCACGGAACTGTGGCTAAGGTCCGCGAGTGCGCAACCAACGTAGCTACGACCGATACGGCTGGCCAGGCGCGGGAGCGCCGGGAGAGGCTGGAGGAGCTAGCACGCTCCGACGCACGAGCGGAGTTCAACGCAGAGGACGAGCGCGCGATGCATCGGATGGAAGCGGAGGGTGACCGCGCGGAGTCGCGCCGGGACTCAGCCGCTAAGGCGGCCAAGTGGGATGCGGAGATGCGCGCCTGGACGTTGACGGACGACCCGGCCGAGCTCCGCACGTTGGTTGCGCGGGTAGACCGGCTGTTGGTGACTCAGCAGATCCCGGAGGAGTACCACCGCTGGAGCCGCGCGATTCGCGCGTTGATCTCTGGCCAAGGGAACGTCAGGATCACCGAGTACGCTATGCGGTCCGCCAAGGAGCGGCTGGAAGCGTTCCCGGTAATGCTGGAGATTGATCCCGCTTATCCGTCTGGACGGGTGGAGAAGCCATGGTCCAATTCCCCCAAGGTTACGGCCGAGGGACTCTACCGGCTGGACGGGAACCTCTATCAGGTGACGCGCTCCAAGGACTCCGACCGGCTATACGCCAAGCTGGTAACATTCCCGGAGGGCAAGAAGCGGCCCATCCTGACCTATGCCAAAGGTGCGATCTTCCGCCTTCGTCCGGAGCACCTAGTCCCAATGGCGGAGGCCAATGAGCTAACCCAGAAGACCGGCTGGTGCGTCTTCGGCCACTTCTTGACCAATCCCGTTTCCATCGCGCGCGGTATGGGCCCGGTATGCTGGGAGCGCTACGGCGGATCGCACGAGAGCGTGGCCTAGACATGGACTGGTTGCTGATTTCGATTCAGGCTTTTGCTATATTGGTATCTATCATCTCCATGATCCTGAGCGTGAAGGCTAATCGCATGAGTCGCAAGGCGGAGGCCATCTTGAGGAGGGACCGGTGAGCGTTCGGGCGGAACTAGCCAAAAGCGGGAGGCGCATCTATCTCAGCACCAGCCGCCCGTTGGCGGGTCTGAAGATGGCCATTCCCGGAGCCGCGTTCAACCAAGGCCGATATGGCAAGCCCTATTGGAGCCTACCACTCAGCATGCCGGTCTGCCGGCGCTTACGGGAGGAGTTCGGATCCGAATTGGTGATAGGTCCGGCGCTTTGGGATTGGGCTAAGACGGAACAAGCGAAGGCGGTCGTCATGTCTACCTTGGCGGCCGCGCGTGACGCTAATCTCCAGATAGTTCCTACGGTAGCGCCCCGGCTAGCTAAGGCGATGGCGTCCCGCACGTATCAGCGGGTAGGCGCGCGGTTCATAGCGGAGGCGCGCGCCAATGGGGCCGGCTGCCTAGTGGCGGATCAGCCGGGACTAGGCAAGACGCTGGAAGCGCTAGGCGGAGTGGTAGAGAGCCGGATTGCGGGACCGTATCTGGTTGTTACACCCAAGACCGCTACCAATACGGTCTGGGGGGCGGAGATCCCACGCTGGCTGGAAGGCCAGATCGTGGTAACGCTCCCGGACGGAGACGTAACCCGCAACAAGATCAGGACTCCTCAGCGGGCTCGCCGGGACGCCGTACTGGACTCACTCGCTAGCAGCCCTAGATTGGACGCTACGTGGGTGGTGGTGCATCCTGAGGCCGTTCGTGCAAGGGTGTACTGGGTCTGCGGCGTATGTGGAAGCGAGACGCCTAAGAAGTATGGCCGGGTAGAGCTCAAGTGCGTTCATGACCCGGAACTCCGGAAGAACGACCTCGTGGTGCATGAGTACCCGCAGATCTTCTCTCGTGAGTGGGGCGCTGTGATCGCGGACGAGTCCGACCGCTCTCTCCTCCGGTTATCCGGCACGCCTACCCAAACGCGTCAAGGG